GCTCTGCGCACCCCCGGCCTCCGAGGTCTCGGCAGGAGGGACCCAAACCGCCGCGCCACCCCGTCAGGCATCCCTTGCGGCGCACGGCAAGGCACGTAGGATCGACGAACGTGCAAACGTTGATGCGCACCCACACGCAAGCCAGATGCACTCAGCAGCACGGCCATACGCTAGCCGTAGAGCCATCACGGCAACGACACACGGACAGCCCGACGCACAGGCACACGGCCATGCGGACGCGGCCACTGCACCCAGCAGACGCGACACACAGACGCACCGCGCCCGGGAAAAGCAGGGCCGGCCGGCCGGACTCCGAAGTTACTTCCGAGGTTTTATCAAAGCGACGCACCGCACTGCGCTACGCACGCAGCAGCACGGCACCCAGGCAGCTAGGCTATCGGTAGACCGCACCTAGCCAAGGGACAGCGCCGACCCTGCATACGGATCGACGCCAAAGAAAAAGCCCGGCACTCAGGCCGGGCAAAGCACAACGCGGGAGAAAGCTTTTCAATACTGATGCATCAACGCATCCAACGCGGCAAGCACGTTGTTTCTGTAGTCCGAGTCCTGCACCGTAGCGGCGATGGCCTCGCGCCACACAGCTACGTCTTTCACTTGGCCGACGGGCACAAGCGCGGCATGCGTCTGTAGACAATGGTCGATCAACGCCGCCTGTTGCGCGCTCAGTCCCAGCACGCAGGCCGATGCCACGCCTACCAGATAAGCGGGACTCCACTTACCGCCCGTGTCCACCCTAGCCACACGGCAGGCGGACGTATCAAAGTCTTGGCAGTCCATCGCGTCACCCCTCCGCCTTGTCTGCTGCTGCCCGTTCCTTGATATGACCGCACCAGAGCCCGGCACGTTCCGTCTCCCCGATCAACGCAAGGAGGAACGTGTACGTTTCCTGCGAGATCGTTCCGAGTTCCCGATACACGCTTGCCGCGCCTACCATGTAGCAAGCATTGTGAATGCGCGTCTCCTGGGACAGATAAGGCCGGATGTTGTTGCGCAGGAGATGCCACATGTTCACGGGCAGCGCCGGCCAATGGCGCTCGAATTCGTCTTTACTGATGCTGTACATGTCGTCACCCGATCCAGTAGGAGACCCGGGCTTTGCCGCATAGGTCGTAGGTGTGGATAGATAGCGGGATGCGTGCGCCGCGCGCTTCCAGCACGTCGGACAGCCCATCGCGGATGATCTTCAGCGCGTCGTTCCGGGAGATGGACAGACCCGCGCAGATGCCCCGCTCAAAATACCGGTTCTCCTCGTTCTGGATCGGCGCGTCAATCCGCACGTGCAGGTTAAAGCGTGTGCCCGCAGGAGCCCGGGCGACGGCTTTCTCGGCCTCCGCGCGGGTCAGTTCAAGGCGCGTGTGTTGATCGGCCATGACGTCACCCGTACACGATCCGGCCCAGGGCAGCGGCTTGCATGATGCAGTCCGCTAGATTGGCGTCGACCTGCCCGGCGTCGCCGCCGTCTTCGCTGATGAGCGCCTTGTACAGGCCGGCCCGCAGGTCGGGGCTCACCTGGGCATGGTCAGCCTTGTCCGTCATGTCGCCTTGCAGGACGCGGCGCACGCCTTCACGAAGTTCGGGCAGGCCTACGCTCTTTTCCGAAACTATCGTGTCTTCGTCACCGCATTCACGGACGGTAACGCGCTGGTGTTCCGTGACGTAGGTGCCTTGGACTGTCTCCGTGGTAATGAAGTCGGCCCAGTAGTTGGAGCCACCTTCCACGGCCGTGCAAAGCACGTCGCGCAAGAATTGGTCCGAGGGAACGAGGGTCAGAGCGATTGACATGGTGTGATTCTCCGTTGTGTGAAAGGATGGATCAGCGGCAAGCCGCTACGAAGGCGGGCGCCATGCGGTTGATGCCGTACATGGAGCGGAAAGCCTTGCGCGGGTCTTCAATCTCTTCGCGGCTGAACTTCAGATAGTCGGCCAGTTCGTACGCAGCGGCTTCTACGGCAACACGGCGTGCGGTTTCCCGGGTCACGTCGGGAGAATTCCAAACGGCCAGGGCGACCGACGCGGGGCGAATCGCTTTCAACATGGCGTAAGCCTTGATTGCCGTCATGCCGCGAGCCCGAAGCAAGCGATATGCGTCGACCGTCTGAGCGTTGCGCGGCTTGCTGCGCAGGGCTGCTGCGTGCAGGCGGATACGGCCGATCAACGCAGCGCGTTGATGGAAAGCCCAGTCAATGGGGGTACGGGGCTGCACCGAAGGTTGCTCTTCGGTTTCCGGCTTTGCGGCGGGCTGGAAGGTGCGGCGGGTGAGGTTGTAGCCGTCTTCCTTGCTGTACTCGCCTTTCCATTGCTTGGCCCAGGAATCGGCTTCTTGCTTGTCGGTCGTGAAGCATTCCTCCTCGCAGAATTCGCGGCCGGAAGCGCTATCCGTAACGCGGACAAGGTAGGCCGGGCGTTGGAACTTGTCGGCCAGGACTTGAATCTCTGCAAACGGGGTGCGCATCATGATGTTTCTCCGCTGTGTTGTGCTTGTGTATGTCTAGAGTAGGTAAAACTGTTCAACAGTTCAAGGATACCAGAAAAGAAAACGGCCTAGGGGAATCCCTAAGCCGCGTGTCGGAAGTAACTTCCGGTCAGACGCTGTCGTCTGTGTCCTGCGGGCGTTTCGGCACGCCGATTGTGCCGCCCCATTTGGGCGCGGGCTTGTCGTCAGAGTAGGGCCAGACATTTTGCCGTTGCGGCGCCCACGTAATGGCCGGGAGTGGATGCACGAACCCAGGTTCGCCCGGCCGTGGTTGCATCATGCGATCCAATGTCGCTGTCACCCGGTCAGCAACCCACTCGAAATACGGGCGATGCGGATCGCGAACCGAGGACGTGCCAACGATTTTGCCGCGTGCCCATCGCTGTTCTGACGTGTTCATGACTCCCCCTATGCATCGTACCGGCACAGCCGCAGAATGCGGTAGCCGGGTTCCGTGTCCACCTGGGCAGCGTTGGCGACGGCCCTGCATTCCCGGTAGGTTCTTATGATCGGCTGACCGCTACCTACCGGATACATCTCGCCCGTTTGCAGCGATAGCGCGATCAAAACGACATACCACATGACAACCCCCTGCTACTGACGTTGCGACACTTCGTGACCCGTCTGCGCGGGTTCTGGCGTTACTGCGCACCAAAAGGCGATGGCGACTCCTGCTACAGCCGTAACGCCCAGGATACGCCTTAGACGGCCCTTCCATGGGCAGTCCGGGCTTGTGTGCTCCGTGGAACTGCAAATACAGCACATGGCGGGTCTCCTATCGGTTGTGGCACTCTTCCCTGGCTTTCAGTTCGTCCAGGTAAGCGCGGCCGGATTCCGTGGGGTAGAAGCGCGGCAAGTGCCACGCTACCGTTCTCAGGCCGTCCGGCTCCTGGCGTGTGGCGAAACCACGGCGAACGAGACTATCAAGAATTTTGATCGTCCCGCTTTCGCAGTTCCAAAGCCAGCCGCCCGGCCATTGGCCTATCTTGCACAGCGCCCGCAAGCATCCGATTTGCGAGGCGCCGAGTTTCTGCCCGTGTGCCATCGCAGAAGTTACTTCGTAGCGGCTTCCACGGCTGCAATATGTGCTTGCAGAGCCGAGAAAACCGGAGCCACGGCAGACGCGACGACTGCGGATGCGCCGACAGCGATGAAGGAAGAAAGAAGGACAGTGATAACGGCGGTTTTCATGATTTTTTCTCCGGTGTGTTGGTTTTCGGCATCTGCCGTAACTTGAGAATAGGTCGTGCCGCGAAGAATTCAAGCGCGACACAAAGAAAAACGGCCTAGGCGTTTTCCCTAGGCCGTAATTCGGAAGTAACTTCGTTCAGTGCGACGGGTGATTCTGCACGATTCCCAGAACTTCGTCGTAGCCCTCATCGCGCAGTTTGTCGGCGACGGCGAACAGGTCTTCGCCTGTTTCGTCCCATGAGAAGATGCGCTGTTGATTCGGCGCCGATACGTCACGAATGACTACGCATACCTTGTATGAAACCATGTCAATCTCCGTGGTGTGAGCGAATACCGCCGATCAGCATCCCGCCAATCGTGATAGCCGCGATGCAGATGGCAACCCCGCCGCCCTTGTGGCCTGCGATCATCGTGCCGAAACCCCAAACAGCCCCGCCAAGGGCGACCAAAGCGGCTAGGGTGAGCCGGGCAAGCGCGATCTTGCTGGCGGACGTGAAAGGAATCGCGCGGGCGTTCTGCTGTCGTTTCAGGCGTCGCCATGCCCGCATGTCACGGCGTGCCTGTAGGATGGGTGAGCGCATGTCAGCCTCCGGTGTTGAGTTGATGCACGGAGCCTGCCAACATGCCCGGAAACACGTCATGCAAGAAGCCTTGCGCGTCGGCTAAGTCCTTTGCCGCGAAAGACACGCGATGCCATCCGCCCTTTTTCTGCACCCAGCGAGGCGAACGGCAATGCGCCAGAACGTCAAAAAGCGCTTGCGCGTTTGCCTCGCCACGGACGACCACGTAAAACCGAAGACGCGGCGCCGGGTGTTCCTCCGTCTTGCGGCACGCCAGCCTATGCGGGTGCCATGCAAGCCGGTTAACCTGGTCGTCGGCGCCTTTGTCCGTGAAGACGGCGGCCGCGTCCCAGATATCAGTCCATTCCGGTTTAACCATGCCCCACGCATCCACGGGAGCGACCAAGTATTTTCCGGTAGACGGATGCTTGATGCGCAGCAACGCACCCGGCGGCGGGGTGTAGATGTCGGCCATGGTTTCAGTCCTCCGTAACTACGTCTCGGGCGGCCCAATAAGCGGCTTCCTGTTCTTCGGTGGCGGCGGCGCGGGCGTGTTCGCCTGCCAGTTCTAGCGCCGTCTCCTTGATGTAGTCGGAACAGTCCGATTCGATCCCCCACACGGCATAGGCGTAGTCGGTCGGCGTTTCGTCGTCCTGCTCGGGATTGTCGGACAAAGGAGTAACGATAACCCCCACATAGCGCCACTCGTCACGGCACCACGCCCGCAGGCGTTCAAAGTCCGCGTACACGGCGTCGGTACGCAGTTGTCCTTTTGTGGCGTCCTTTGTCGCGACGTTGCAAGAATTCCAGTCGTCGCGACGAGCGATCTTGATGGCTTCCTGAAAGTCATAGAACCGATGGGAGCCCCGATCCGAATTCAGGATCATTTCGCCCGGCCGTTTGCTTCTGCGCTCCCAGCCGGAGACGGGACCATGGCCGTCTTCATTATCCCAGGGAGCCGGAGCGTCGGCATCGTCTTCCAGGTTCAACCGATAGCGGCGAGTGTCGCCGAAAAGGTCGGTGTATTCGAAAATCTCGCCGTCAATGGCACGCGGAGTAACTTGCATGATTGCACCTTAAACGGATTGTTTGGCTTGCGATTGATCCCAGAGCAGGCCGCACGACTCCACGGCTTCCCGAAAGCGGCGTTGCAGGTCAGGTAGGCGAGCGCGCAAGACGGCTTCCAGTTCCTTGCGCGGGAGGGATAGCTGCTCATCGGTGGCCTCTGGCCAGATAGCGGCCTTGCGCGCCTTGTCGAATTCCCGCTCCTTGCCTTCGCCCATGGTGTACCAGGGGACATACACGAGGCCCGGACCTGAGGCGGTCGGTTGCGTTGCCGAATCCACGTATTGCGGCACGCCGTCAATGCGTGCGTCTCGCTCTTCGCCTTGAATGATGGCGGCCAAGCGCCAAGCAAGCAACCCGTTACGATTGCGAATCTGGCGCTTCTCGCCCTTGGCTAGTCCGTTATGGTCGCGGTCACCTGCGAAGTAAGCCGCGTTTGCGACGTAGTGCAGAGGCTCATCCGAAGATGTTAGATGCCACTGGATCAGGGGCACCAGTTCCGGGAAATGTTTAGCAATCTCGTCATGCAGGCAGCCGCAGGCAAGGCAGTCGTCACGGCGCCGCGAATTGGCGGCCGTGATATCGCCCGTGATTGCGAATGAGTTATGCCCATTGCCGCAATTATCATCGAATCGAATTTCCACCGTGAAGTAAGCATTCTCCCCGTAATACCTGATCTTCCGGGCGTAGCTCTTCCAGGTTTGATTACGCAGCAATGCGGGCTTGTCGGTATCGGCCACCACGTTATAGAACCGGCCCGGCACACCAAGCACTTCGCCTGCGTATTCCCGCTGGATGATTTCGTTAGGCATTCTGTTTCTCCGTTTGCGTTGAAGGTCCCGAGTCTTCGCCCGGGGTTGTTGGAAGAATAGTAACACTGTTCAACAGTTACAAGCAACACCGCGCCTAGGGGTTTCCCTGATCCCGAAGTAACTTCCTGCCCGCCCATGTGGCGGCGCGTCTGCCCGCTACCCCGAATCCAGTATCTACAAGGCTTTGCAGCCCGCGACGGCCCGATAACCCGCGCCGTTGAGCCATTGTGCGCTTGGCGCCTCTTGGCGCGGCGGCCGTGATCCTGCGATTGCCCGCCAGCCCGTTACACCCAGGCCGGGCGGCCGGGCGCCGCGCCGCGCTTACTTTGGAACCTCGGATTGATATTTTGAAATCCTAAATTCCGAAACGAGGCCGGCAGGGGTTCGCGACTTTCGGCTTACTTTGGAACCTCGGATTGATTTTTGAAAATCCTAAATTCCGAAACGACCGGTACACCCCTTGACTTCTTGTCACTGTTCAACGATTATTCGGGAAAACCAACAGCAAGAAGGGGAGAGCATATGGCGTGCAAAGACTGCCAGGGTAAGAACCCAAGCGTTGACTCCATGGTCGGCCGGCTGGCCCGCCTTGACATCGGTGAGACGGAGACACGTGCCATCCGGATCGAGTGCGATAAGGCGACCAAGGACACGATCATGGAGACGATCAACAAGCTGCGCAGCAACATCGCAGCGACCGTCAAGCAGGCCGTCGATAAGACCGGCCACAAGTACACGGTCGAGACCGGCGATATCCGTACGCGCTCATTCGACTTCCTCCTCATCGTCGCGGTCACGAGACTCGCATGAGCGCCGATCAGAAGTTCTTCGAAGGATCGCTCGCGCTGATGCAGATGGCCGTGGCGTGCGTGATGGAGAAGGCCGGCATGACCGAGGTGACAGTTACCCGGGAGGAACTGCAATCCATCTTCGATCGTAAGCGCGTGTTTTGGCGCGCGGGCGTGATGGTCGGTTTCACGTGTCTCCTTGAAGACCCTGCACCTACGGCCGAGCAGATCGTCGACAACGCAGAACAAAACCACCCTGAACCGGAGGCGCCGACAGCCGAGCCGATGCGCAACTGGGAGGAAGACTTCAGCCACGAGAACGGCCAATACACGTGCCGTTGCGTTGAGTGCGGGCACAAGTTCATCGGGCACAAACGGCGCCAGGAATGCAAGGATTGCGCGGCAAGCCGGTCGGCCACGGTGAAAATCATCAAGGACTGCCCGGCGTGCGGTGGCAGCGGCGAGGGAAAAGTTCTCGTCGGCGCAGGCCCCGATGCGTATCACGAGACCTGCGATTGCCCGCAATGTCTCGGCATCGGGGTCGTCGAGCAATGACCCGAGTTCCTTACCGCTGCTACAGCCGGCGCTTCAACAGCGAGACGGTGAAGTCTCACTTTCAGAAGGAGTGGGATTCCGTCTTCCTGGCCGGCGCGGAGCCGAATGACACGCGGGTCGTCGCCTTGGTAGCAGCCGCTGTGAAAACGGGGATCAAGGTCGCCCGGGAGTACCGCCCTGACTACCCAGCCAAAGGGCTCAGTGGTGTGATGGTGACTCGCGTTCCCTTGGACTTCCAGATGCCGAGAAGCATCGTCTCAAGGTGGAACCCGGCCGGGGGCTTGTGATGGGCGTTGTCATCGAACTGGCGAAAGTGCGAGAGGCCAGGGCGCAGGCCGTCTCGAAATACCCGCTCATCCGCTGTCCGCATTGCGGCGGCCCGTCGTCTCCTGAGTTTCGCTCGTTGGAAGGGCTTACCGTGCTGATCGCCTACCGGTGTGACGGCGCGACCAAGGAACCGCACCCAGGCGGCGCGCGGTCAACGACCTTCCGGGTGCTCTTCGACATCAACGGCCGGGCTATCGAAGCCTACTCCGGCTGGAGCAGCATAAAGCACAAACTGAAGTCGATGTACTGGAACGGCCTCTGATCGTTTTTGACGGGCCTCCCTAGCCACCCTACGTCCCTCCTCCCGATCGTCGAATGGCGGTCCCATCCTGCAAGCCGGAGCCGCCTCGGCACCCCGAATAGACTCTCGCCGGATTGGCTTTCGACTGCCGGCCGCGAAGCTACTTCAGACAGAAATCAAGAAATACCTCCACTCACTGCAAATCCTCTTGACACTCAGTGTAAGAGGGTCTAGGCTGCGTTTCATCTCGCACACGCTCGTGCGAAGTAATTTCCGAATCCAGGAAAAGGAGTACCGCCGTGGATGCCCCGCAAATCGATTGGAATGACACAGGCAAGCTGCTGATCCTGCTGCTTGTCCTCGGCGTCCTGTTCACGGCCACGATCGTGATTGCGATTAACGTCACTTCTCGCAAGGAGACCACGACTGACGACAAACGCTGTACGTATCTTGCGCGTCTGCTGTCCAGTGAACTCAATCGCCCTGACGCGGTGGACTTGATCCGCTCGCGTTGCCTTCAATCGAAGTAACTTCCAACTCGAACCATGGAACCCTGTCCGATCGTTCTCGACCTTGACGGTGAAGTCGCCGACCTTGACCTCAACGCCCCTGCCCCCTCCCTGAACGTCGCAACCGCCATGCTGATCGCGGTAGCCAACGCGGTCGCTCACTGCGGAAAGACTGAACTGACCATGGTGCACCACGACTACTCACCACTGGCCGGTAAGCGCGTCAGCATCTCCATGAGCGAAGCCGACGGCACCATAACCATCTCGATCTCGCCTAACGGCGGTGCACACTGATGAAGAGCCCTCAGATCGCACATCTGCCAGCCGAAGAGCAGGCCCTGTTTTCCGAACTCAAAGTCTTGAAGTCGGCTGCCGGGTTCTTCGTCGGTTCGTCTTACAACAATCCGGCAGGCTTCCAGGAGCCGGGCTCCCGGGACACTGAGTATTTCCAAACTCGTGAGCAGGCCGAACGCCGACTCACACTTATCAACACGGTCAAGAATCCGCAGGAGTATCTGCGCGACCACGGCTAACGGAGCAGCCATGACGGACAAACCGACGGTCCTCAATGAGATCACGAATCGGCTGTTGAAAGACTACCCCACCATCAACGCGGAAGTTCACCTTCGCTGCGCTGAACTAATCCACATGTGGCGGACATCCGGAGGCGATCTCAATTTCGGCCAAGTACACGGGCTGCACGCGGCGCTGCGGGTTATCGACAATCTGAACTCGCGGCCGATTACCGAGTGCGCGGACGACCGGCGAAAGGTCGATGTCGAATGCAAGATCGACCTGGAAAAGTTCGCCAACGAAAATCGTGCGATGAACTTCGGCCAAGCCCCGAAACCGCTGTTCGTTGACGAGGCCACTCCAGAGATCGAAAAGGTGACTCGCGAGATGTTCGAGGCCGCGCATAGCGGCGTTGACCTGCCGCGTCCCGAGAACGATCAGGCCGTCGCTATCCGGAAGAAGGACTACAGTCTGCGGCTCTACCAGACGAACCTCCCCTGGTCGATCCGCTACTCCACGGACTTCCGGTCCTCGCCGATGGCTCACAAGGACTTCGCTCACGCACTGCACCACGTGTCCAAGGCAGCCGGCAAGCTCCACGGCTTGGTCGACGATATGGACCATGACCGCGCAGTCGCCGACGATCCGACGCTGCGCGAGACCTACGGCAAGTATGTCGCTGATCTCGTGGTGTGCGCGCTTCGGATGGCGAATACCTTCCCTGGCGGCGTGCTCGATCTTCAGTACGCCGTGCACTACCGCATCGAAGATAAGAACGGAGTCAAACTGCCATGACCAAACCGAACAAACCGACATCGAGGGCGGTTCCGGGCGATTGGTTTCAGTCTGCGCCTAAGACTCTCCAAGGGCCGCAACAGGCTGATATTGGCAGCCTTCCCCGCGCCAGCGCCTTCCGTGCATCCGTCGAACGCATGGTGACCATGCTGGAGGAAGGCGAGTGGGCGGAACACGTGGCGGCGACCACGGGTAAAGGCGATCCGCTTGCGCAGCGCCTTGAGGACACCATCACCAATCTCATCAACGAAGCCGGCGGCAACGCAGGAGGGGAGCATGGACAGCAAGATCATCAAGTCGACTGTCACAGTGAAGATTCTGACTGACAGCCATTACGAGTCGAACGCTGGGTCGCAAAATCAACAAGGCGTCGTTGCATTGGAATGGGGCCTGCGGGAGATCGTGCGGCTTCTGTATCTGCACCACGGCGGAGATTTGCCCGTCAGCACTATCGTGCAGGAGGAACTGGCGTCGATCAGGCGGGCCATTAGCCAGGAACTCGGAAGGAAGCGCAGCGCATGACCGACAAAGCGACAGGAGTTATGCGGCGGCAGCAGCGCTGGGATTACCTGTTGCAACGCGCGGTCCGTTATTCGACGCTGGATGTCGTCAACGCCTATCTTGTCGAAGATTACGTAGAAGAGACGGGCGCTAAATCCAAGGTGATGTGGTACGGCGCAGATAAGTGCCCGCTACTCGGCCGTGACCTTTCGGCAATGGAGCGCGAAGGGCTCCTCAGCCGATATAGAACCGGGCTGTCGGATATGCATAGTATGGGCTTCCCTTCGTGGGTCTGGGTCTATTCTCTGACGGACAAAGGACGTGCGCGACTGGAAGAACTGAAGGTTTCTTAATCAGGAGGGGTCGATGGGCAACACGAGTTACGGAATCTTCGGGCCGAATAAAGACAAGCCGCACATCCGCAAGGTGCGTGGCTTCTGGAGAGTCAGCCCGATACCGCAGACGCGCTCCGTGGTCAAGCGCTCGCGATGGGCCTCGGCCAGTGGTTTTGCGGCCTGGAAGAACGTCCATGATAGCTGCGTGAGCATATGGCTCGACAGCCATGACCGGAAACGCCCGTCTGCCTGCTCCGCGCCCGCCGTATGCCACGCCGGACGCGACGGCGAGTGCAATCACGAAGGCTGCCCTCAACTCCGCGATTGCGAGCCCGCACGTAGCGGCCGTAGTTGCCCCCTGGCCGAATTCGACTATGACTGACATTCCGATCACAGGACTGGACATCGCGCTGACGATTGGCGCGATCCTCCTCATCTACGTACTTGCGTGGGCCGACAGTCGAATCGACCAACCGAAGGTCGACATCACACAAGTCGATGAGCATGAACTGCTCGTTAAAGCCGAGTTCGAGGACGACGGAACGCCTGAGAACCCGGAAGCCGAAGAACTCATCAGAAGGTGGAAGGAACGCAAATGTCAAAGGTGACAGTGAAAAAGAAGAACGACATCTTCGACCTGAGCGCGGAGATGATCCGGCTCGCCTTACTTTGGAAGAGCGACCACCAGATGGGCGCGTCGGCTGAGCAGTTGGTGTTTATTCACGCCGAACCACATCCGGACGGCGCGCTGATCCTGGGCTGCGACGGGGGCGCGATGTTTATCGGGCTTGACCGAAAAGGCAAGTGCCCGCATGCCGTGAACATTGCACTGTGCCCGGACGGGATTCGCGAGTTGAAGGGCGACACGATTCACGCTCGGCGAGTCAGCGGGCCGAAGGACTGCTACGAGGTCACGGACGAAGGCGAGACGATCTTCGTTTCGAACGACACGTGGCTGCTCCCCGACCACTGGCCGGACTGGCGCCGGATCGTTCCGGGTGAAGAGGCCTTCAACAAAGCGCAGGCCTACACGCCGCGAGTTCTGAACTCCTCCTACCTCGGGCGCATCGCAGAGATGTACCGGGGCGACGAGTGGTCGGCCGAGCGGTGTGTCCACTTCGCGACCAAGGGGCTAGGCCACAACGTGTTCGTGTTCTTTCCGTGGAATCCGGACATGCTGCTTATGTTGGCCCCCATGAAAGGGGAAACCCCGCAACTCACGTGGCCGAAATGGCTTGAAGACCCGGCCGGCGATCTCTAGGAGGATGCCATGTTTGTCGTTACGCTTCGACATAGGAACAACGAAGACAACCTGATGGACATTGCTATTGAGGCTCCTCAGTCGACTTCGCAGGATTCAGTCAAACGGCAAGCGCTCAATACGCGCTTCATGCCGGAACTCTGGACCGTGGTGTCAGTGACGTGGGAGGACGTGTGAAATCCATCGAAGTGACGATGCCGATGGATAAATGGGACGCTGTGGGAAGCGAGACGGCCTGCGGCATCAGGCTTCTCGAACTTCTGCGGCAGGCCGGCATACCGGCAGTCGGCCGAATCATGCTTCAGGGTGTGGAACATGGAACCTTGGAGATCACCAAAGAGCAGTGTTTCAACGAGATGATTTACACCTGGACCCCTGATCCTGACTACGATCCGGCCAGCGGTCTTTAACCCGAAGTAACTTCAAGGAGTCAACATGGAAGCCCAAACCACCACCGATGCACCGACCTATATGGAACATGTTTTACAGGTCGAGCAGCTTTTCATGCAGCACCAATACTGGCCTGACGGCGCCAGAGAGGCCGGTAAGTACGTTGCTGCTGTCCCCGCCGATCAGATTAGCGAAGAGAATCGGGGCAAACTCATCTCGTTCATCGCCCAGTACTCGGTTCAGAAACACAACGCGACCACTTACGATTTCTTCGAAGATGTCGAGAAGTTCAATCTTGCGGCGGGCCGTACCAACCATCGGTTCGAACCGAAGGCCATCGGGCTGCACGTCGCCCTGCAACTCGAAGAACTCCGCGAAAAGCTGGTTGCCATCTGTAAGATGTCGCCGGTATTGAACGATGACACGCACCAACTGCTCACGACCATCAACGCGATGCGTCATCTCCGCCATCTGTTCAAGGAAGGCGTGTTCACGCAAATGATCGCGGACGCCGACCCGATCGAACTCCTGGACGGCGACATCGATCTCTGCGTGGTGTCTGTCGGCTCCATGATGAGCCAAGGCGCCAACTACCAACGGGCGCTGCGCAAGGTCACGGACGCCAATCTCGCCAAGCTGGTGAACGGCATTGCTATCAAGGACAAGGACGGCAAGATTCAGAAGCCGGACGGCTGGGCGCCGGCTGACCTGAGCGACTGCCTGCATGACGACTTCCGCGAAGACCTGGAGAGCAAATCTCTTCACGGTTGACTTGACAGCGTTCAACAGTTGTATAAACTCACCTCTGTGAATCGGAGGTGAGTCCTCCTGTTCTTCCGAATAACAACCAGGGGTTGGAGATGTATCAGAGCTACAAGGAAATCAATTTCCGAAAGGCGTCCCTCGCCATGATCGACTTCATGAACTCGATCATTCGGCAGTACACCGCCCAAGGGTTCCGTTTGACGGTCCGGCAGCTTTACTACCAACTCGTGGCCCGCGCGGTGATCGAGAACACGGAGCGCAGCTACAAGAACATCACGTCTTTGGTGAACGACGCCCGACTGGCCGGGCTGATGTCCTGGAACGCTATCGAGGACCGGACGCGTGACTTCATTCGCCGACCGAACTGGGATAGCGGGCAGAGCATTCTGAACGTCTGCGCGAACCAGTTCCACATGGATATGTGGGAAAACCAGCGGACACGGGTGTGGGTCGTCGTGGAAAAGGAAGCCCTGGCCGGCGTGTTGGAAGGCGTGTGCCACGAACTGGACGTTCCTCTACTCGCGGCACGAGGATATCCGAGCGGAACAGTGCTGCGGGAATTCGCTGTCGAGCAGATCATGCCTTCACTAGACGCGCAACAGGACGCGCTGATTCTCCACCTGGGCGACCATGACCCCTCCGGCCTTGATATGACGCGCGATCTGGAAGAGCGCATTCAGATGTTCTCGGAGACCGAGTGCATCACGCTGCGCCGGATTGCTTTGAACCGGGACCAGATCGACGCTTATAGGCCCCCGCCCAATCCGGCCAAGACTACTGACGCGCGTTTCGCGGACTACCGTCGCCGGCACGGCAGCGAGTCGTGGGAACTGGACGCTCTGAACCCCACGGTACTCGCCGACTTGGTTCGCGCTAACGTCCAGGTAGAGATCGACGAAGACGAGTGGGCGAGGCGTGTCGACGAAATCCAGGACGTGAAAGACCGTCTCATCAAGATCGCTGAAGAATTTGACGTTTAACCGGAGAACACCATGAGCCACCGTCGCGCTAAGGCCATTCGGGCCGCCATGCACGCAGAAGGTAAGAACATCAATGCGGAGCCTGTCCAGGATGGGGCGCCGCGTTGGCACCTATATTTTGGGGCGGTTCAACGGGTTGCTTCGGGTGACAAGGCGGCGTACAAGCAGGCCAAGCGCGCCGGCCGCGCGATGTCAATCGATCAGAAGGAATTGAAGCGCGCGCAGGTCGAGAAAGAAGCCAAGACCGCCGAGATCATGAGCACGCTGCCCGACTTTGATCTTGACGAGAACGTCCCGAGCCTGATGAAAGAGCGGGCCTACAACATGCTGAATGGCGGCGAAGTCTTCATCGAAGGCATGGAGGTAGGCGAAGCGACCATTGTGTCTATCGGCAATTTCGCAGAGGGCGCACGGGCCGCCGCTGAAACTATCGTGCGGTTCAGCAAAGCATTCCGGCAGGCTTTCATGTTCGGCGATCAGCGGGACCGTGAACGCGACATGGGCGATGCCGTCGTCGTTGACGAGGAAACCCGCTTTACGGGCAAGCATCCGCTCCTCGCTGCACCTTACGGGGAAAACCCTGATAAGGAAAACCAGAAGGACTAGTCCTTCATGATGATATATTTTTCTTGACAGTGTTTAACAGTAGTATACTGTAGAAGCACTGCAACAACGGAGGTGTCATGAATACGAATCTTTTGGCAGTACCGCAGTTCGCGGTGGAACAGGCCATCGAGGTTATGAAAGCCGCAGAGCAGATCGGCGGCAGCAAACAAGATGCCCGCTCCAATGCGAGAGTTTGTCTCGAAATGGCCTTGAGAGAAGGCACTCCCGAGATGTCCGAAAAGATTTACGGCGCGATCCACCCCGATACGTAACGCCTGCCGTACCGCAATAAAGATCAAATCGTCAACCCAAAAGGCACCCGCCGAGGGGGTTTATGCAAGAAGAGCGACTAGCCTTTCGTCGCTGTGCAGTTAAGGGGTGGTTTTAGGACGAGCCGGAAGTAACTTCGGCTTGACAGTGTTGAACCGTTCTTTATACTGGAGTCTCGCAACTTTTATCAGCGACCGCTCCTCTGGAGATCATAATGGCAAAAGCTCAACTCCCCGGCCTGTTTGAAGAAGAAATCAAACGAGGCAACATCACCAAAGCAATCAAGGATGCACATGCTGCGTCCGCTGAAGCTCGCTCGGCCATGGTGCCGTTCGATCAGATTCACATCATCGACGGTCTGAACCCTCGTGTGTGGAACACGCCGGCAGTGAAGGCGCACATCGAGAATATCGGCAAGTCGATCCTCGCCAACGGTTTCTACGACGACAAGCCCCTGGCCGTATTCGTCCGTAAGATCGATGGCGTCGACAAGATTTGCCTGCGTGACGGCCACCACCGTTACTTCGGCGCGGAATACGCCAACAAGAAGGAGCCCGGCAAGGTCAAGGAAGTCCCTGTCGTCTTCGACGCGCAAGAGATGTCCGATGTGGACATGACCGTCTCTTTCGCTACCGGCAACATGGGCCGCCCACTCACGCCATACGAAATGGGCGTCGTGGTGCAGCGGCTGGCGACCGAGAGCCCGACCAACCCGCACCCACTGTCGAAGAAGGAAATCGCGACCCGACTGGCCGTGACCGAGCGCTATATCGACGACCTGGGCGTGTTGATGACGGCCTCGCCGGATGTCATCGACCTCGTGGTCACTGACCGCGTGGCGGCCACCCTGGCTATCCAGATGGTGAAGATGCACGGGGACAAGGCCGGAAAGCATCTGCTGAAGGCTGCCGAAAAGCTGGCGGCCATTGGCAAACCGGCCGGCAAGATCACGTCCAAGCATATCGAGCCGGAGGCTCGGCCGAAGAACAAGAAGTCCGCCACTGACGGCGCGAAGGGGAAGAAAGCCAACAAGACTGATCAGCAAGCCGAGGGGAAGACCTTCCAGCGCAATTTGTATTTCGATGGCGCATTGGACAGTCTTCGAGCGCTGGAAGCTCTGCGCGCCGGTCTGAGTGAGCAGGAAGCTGTGACGGTCGATGAGTCGATGAAAGCGATTCTGTCGAAGTTCGGCGACACGAAGCTGGCGAACTACGCGGTGCGCGAGGAAATCTCGGACTACGAGGAAACCGGCCTCGTCCGTCTCGGCCTCGTGGAGGTGCAGGCCGATGACCCGCCGCCCGCCAAGACCGAAGAACCCGTGAAGAAGGCGAACGGGGAGAAACGGCAACGCAGCAGCAAGAAGGCGAAGCAAGAAGAACCGGTCAGCGACCCGCAACCCGTAACTTCTGGGGCCACGGCGGAGAAGACTCCGGAAGAGTTGGAAGCTGCTGCCGCCGATCTGTAGTTCCCCGACTTCCAGATCGGCACAAAGGGTGCTAGGAAAACCCTAGCACCCTCTTTTTATGCCCATGAAACTCATCATCGCAGGCAGCCGCTCAATCACCTCCATGGCAACCGTGGAGGCAGCCATCTTATGGTCTGGCTGGCGCGACCAAATTACAAAGATCGTTTCGGGCATGGCTGTCGCTGTCGATCCCGTGACTAGACAGCCCATCAAAACGGTGGATGTACTGGCCTACGACTGGGCGATCTCGCAAGGAATACCCGCCGAAAAGTTCTACGCCAAATGGAGGTTGTACGGCTACGACGCAGGCTTCATGCGCAACGCAGAAATGGCCGCCTACGCGGATGCTCTCCTTGCCGTATGGGACGGCAGGAGCGGCGGCACCAAAGACATGATCTTCCGAGCCCGCGAACGCGGACTGCCTGTCAAGGTCTACTCCGAGGCGGGGCTGTAGTTACGCCCTTCGCTCTAGGTAATTACGCTAACTTGCACCACGGCTGAATTAGCCTAAGCTACCTACACACCGAAGTTACTTCGCCGCACAGACGACGAATGGGGTGGGGAAAATTTCGCGACGCTGCGTTCTGCCGCGCGCAAATCACGAGTACACCGAACAGACCGGATCAAGGAGATCAACGGCCATGGGCTTCCTATCGTCTATCAAAACCGCATTCAAAGACCTCATCGATCCGTGTTACGGCGGAGCGACGGGCCAAACGCCGCCGCGTCGCAACCCCACGGAGCCGTCGAAGCATGCTGTCGACAACGTGATTCAGATGGTGCGACTGTCTGACGTTGATTGTCCGGTCGACGAGACGTGTGGTTTCCCTTTGCATCTGGAGGATACGGCAGACGGCCATAAGCGGTATGGTGCGCACGAGGACGTGAAGGTGTACGGCGATCAAACGATCTGCAACGACTGCGGCCAAGCTTGGGACACGAACGATATCGACCCGCCTGCCACATGTTCTCCGAAGAGCCTCGGCCGCTTCCTCGACGACGAGACCTGGGAGTCGTTCCCCTTCAAACGTCCCGAAGTAACTTCGGAGTCGGATGACCCGGGACACCTGATTGCGCTGGAAAAGATCGCACAGAACTACGCACAGAACTGGAGTATCTGTGCAGAACACTCGCTGTCTCGCCTGAAAGCCGAACTGTTCTACGATATGGCAAACTGGCTGCGCGGCGTGGCATTCATCCCCAGTGAACAAGGTCCGCGCCAAGAACTCGCGCGTGTCGTGGCCCAGCAACTACAGAACAAAGAAAGCTGCGCTGAGAAACTCGCGGCCGTCGTGCTCGACTGGGCGCTCACGCCGCGCTAACCAACTAGGCTCAAAAGGGTAAGGGAACTCATGAAAATCCAGAAACTGAAAGACGCGGCAAAGTCCGCCATCAAGCCGACGCTCTACGTTCTTGCGGGCGTCCTTTTCGGCACCTCTTATTTCTTCCACTACGCGGCAAAGCATCTGTACACGCAGGAAGAAGTGCTTGACGTTGTGCAAGATGTCGCGCCTACCGCGTACAAGGCTGGGCTCGACAAAGGTTACAAGGTTTGTTCGAAGGGCAGTTCCACTTAATCGAGGTCAACATGTTTCGCTTTCCTTCCAAGGATTTTTCAGGCGTTCTGCTGAGATGGCTTGCGGTAAGGCTGTCTCCGATACTCGTCAGACGCGCTGTTAAAACGCCGTACACCCACATCGGCGACTACATGCAACGCTATTGGCTCGTGCCTTTTGCTGTGAGCGGCACTGCGAGCGACCATGGGTGCGGGCCTGTATCGTTCTGGCGCCGGCCGATCGCGCGTGTGCTTCAACTCCTGGGCGTGGCCGTACGCATCCACGTGATCTTGCGTTCTGACGACGATGATGCGTATCACGATCACCCGTGGGACTTCATGACCTTCATCCTTGACGGCGGGTACTACGAATATCGTCCGCTGTTTTCGGAAGGACTCAAGGTCGGTAATTCCTGTCAGCGCTATGACGCCGGCAGCCTGAATTTCCGGCGTGCCGAGGACATGCATCGTCTCGAACTACGCAGAGGCGAGCCGGCCATCACGCTCTTCGTTACGACGAAGTGGCGCCAGATTTGGGGCTTCTTTCCGGACAGCGCGTTCAAAGTCGAGTGGAAGGAATATCTCGCACGAAACAACCGCCGAGCCCGCACCCAGGAAGAAGCCGTCATCGCGACCAACGTGGCCGAAGATCAGACGACATGGGTGGCCTGCACGTGCAAGGATTGCAACGGCCTGACGTATCTGGCGCGCTACGATCTGCCCAAAATGGCTGACCTGATGGCGGCGGACATGAAATCCCTGGAGGAAGACAATCGGTATCCGCAAGCGGCAGACTCTGCGACGATCGAACGAGATTGGTGTACGTGCGGTGATGACTCGGATGAACGGATCATTGCGCACGTCGCGAAGGAAGGTGCTTAATATGCCGTCGATCTACAACCGCGAAGACGCGACTAAGCTGGATCAGGCGGAACGCGATCTGGCAAAAGCCCGAAACAACCTGCTCCAGATGGAGAACGCAATCATCGCGGCCAAGGTGCTCTGCGCCGGCACGCTACGTAATCGCTATCGGTTCAATCGGCGCATTGAAGGGCAAGACCCAGTTACGGCGTTCATCTATGCAGTCATTGCTCGTGCGGTGTACGGACGATGAAAGCCTATGCCGCCTTGGCCGTCATGCTACTGGCGGCATACAATCGGATCAGCGCGCACGCCCGCAGCAAGAGGCTTGCCGTTGAGGTGATAGAACGAGCAAGGGCAGGGAGGTCACACGTGGTTAAGCACGTCGTTGAACTCGGGCAGACAAGAAACGTGATGCTAGCTTTGTATCGCTGCGGCAATCTGACTTGCGGTGAAATCGGGCGCATCGTTTCGTCCGAAGAGATCAAGACTCCGGAGCAAGCATTCAAAGCGGGCAGGCCGGTTCGAGACTACATGCTCGACATGGGCTGGATCACGCCGAGCAACGCCGGCAATCGGGAGTTTAGGCATTCACTGACGCCGGCAGGATCGGCGGTAGCGAGGAAATTAATCGGGGTGGCCTGATGATGTGCGTTATCGAAAGTACCTGCGCTATGAAAACGGTTTCCGATGGTCCGCCGCTGGAGCAATACGATCACGTGCAGATAGACGGGGCGGTGTACGTCCTGTCGACGCCGCCCGCAGACACGACTGTCAGAGGCGCCAAGATGCGGACATGGCTGATTCAGATGAACACAGGCCGCTTCCTTCCGCTGCTGGAATTTCTGGGCGAGAAGACCCACTGAAAATGCCGCGATATCTCCACGACGACGAAGGCTACCTCGATATCCACGCGGTGATCGACGCCTGCATGCTGATGGGTGCTCCGCCTTGGTACAACCTACGGAACCGCCATCTCCTCCAGAACCCAGAATTCGCCGCGCGCTGCGAGTCCACATGGCCGGCCAGTGTGTGGAGAAGGGCGGTCAAGGTCGCCTACGACAATCTGAAGAACGGGGCGACTTTCGACAGCCTCGGCAGCCCGGAAAATCGGCCCGTGGCTGCATTTTTCCAGATGACCCTATGGGATGGTGCCACCCTGGCATAAAAAACGCCCTGAGCCGCTAAGCCCAGGGCGCCCAATTGGCAGATGATCCCCGCATCTACCAAGCCCCGCCGGTCACTGCAAGGCCGGCGTACCTAAATCTGCGTCACTGCTTGAGGACGTACCCCACACCGACGTTGATCGAACAGGCCGTGAACTCTTTCGGCTGATCCGTGATCTCGGCGCCCGGCTTGATGTGCCACGCCAGATAGCCCGAGATCGTGATAGAGACTTCCTGGCCTTCCGGCGGCTCCGCCACGAAGGTCAGTGCGTTCCGGACGTTCAGAAGAACTGCCTCGCGGTCAGCCGCGTGAACAGGCTGATGCGCCACGACCTCGGTGTCGAACTTGGTCATTAGGGTGTCGAGGGCTTCCAGCTTGGTATTTGCAGATGCTCGAATGGAATAGCTCATTTGGTGGGTCCTTTCTTCGGTGGTTTCCAGCCGCATCGTTCGCGGCCAGTGTTGTTGTGCTCCAGGATGGCCTCAGCCGTTTTATCGGTAAGGATGTCACCCTGTGACACAAAGATCGGCTTGGTCCAAACGCAGTCGACGGCGATAACCTTGGTCTGGATTTCGGTCGTGGTGGCGCAGCCGGCCAGGGCGCAGCATGCGAGGATCAGCAACTTCATCATGGAAGCCTCCTAGTCCCGGCTCCACTCGTCCTTCAGTTGCTGTTGAGCGCCGCCGGGCGGTAGCGCTTCAACTTCGGCCTCGACCTTGTTGCGCGTCTCGGTCGCTTGAATGATTTGATCTTTGGCCTCGGAGTTAGCCTTTTCCAAGGCGAGATCGCGTTTCACCCGGTCGGCTTCGCTGTGCGCCTGCTCGGCTTTCTTGGCGCGGCGGCCGCCTAGGGCGTAAGCGCCGAGCACGACCAGGAGAACGGACAGAGCGGTAAGCGCCCAGTCTTTGGCACGCAGGAGCAGAGCGGCAATCATTTCGTGCCCTTATAGGAGTTGCCGCGCTTGGAGCCGAATTGCCATGCCCACGGCTTGCGACGCGACTTGGTTGAAGGTGCCGTCCCGAAATTCACGTTGACCGCATTGTAGGCTGGCGGTGTGTAGCCGGTCGTTGTGAAATTCGGGCTGACGGCGTTGAAGGCGGGAGGTGTGTAGGCCATGAGATCAGCCCGGTGTGATACGGTCGTACCCGATCATCTGGTACGTCGTAGGGTTGAAAAAGAGGGCATAGACATCGGTCACACTTCCGGTCTTGACCGTATAGTTTCCGCTGCCATCCGCCGTAGCTTGGCCGAGCAGTTCGCCGTTGTTCTTGGCGTAGACCCGAACCAGGATGCCCGCTGTAGCAACACCGCTCACTGAGCAAGTCCCGCTCACGGATTTAGTCAGCGTCGCGTCCATGTACACACGGCCTACAGAGCCGCGCGTACGCGACACCTGAACGCCAATCGAGCCAAGGTCTGCCATGGTTAGCTCCAGGTGTCGCTTGTTTCGACGATGATCTGTCCGGCGTGCCCGCTGTCAGAACTTCCGCCGCCCTTCACATTCAGCAGCATGAACTGTTTGGAGGACAACACGCCTGTCCCGCTGAACGTGTCACCGTGGGAAGCAGGTTGCGGATGCAACGGGCACCACAAACCTTTCAGATAGCCGCGAATGGCGTTGTTGTGGCAGACCAGGATCGGGCACATGTCCAGCCCGCTGTCCGGCCCATTCGGGTACGTCACGAAGTTACCGGAAGACGGCTGGCCCGTAACGCTGATGTTGTAACCGGCCAGGAAGTGAACGGATTTCGTAACCTGGATGGCGGAGCCGGTTCCTTGCCACGTACGGGGCATGTAGTGCCCTTTCAACATCGTCGTAGCGAAGTTCGACCCAGAGTCATGCCCGATGGACGCAACTTCCTCATGCGCGTCGTTGCTGAAGGAAATGTTTTCCGACCGGACGCCCATGATTAGCGTGCTGTAGGCATCGCCGGGCTTGTAGGCGAAGATATCGCCAAAAGAGAAGCCGCTGGAGTAGCTCGGGCTGTTCCAGTCGCCCGTATCGATGAACAGGTGGAAACACGTGGAGTCCGCGACGCAGTACCACGGTCGCGCTGTCGAATCAGCCGTGTTCGATTTGCGGCAGACGACGCCGAAGGACGACTGTGCCACGGTCGGGAAAGGCCCAGTGCCCGTCGCAACCGCGCTCATCGTCTCATAGCCGCGCATCTGCGCTTCCTTGGCCGTGGTCGGCGCGGCGTCGTTCACATCGAGGTACATCGCGTTGCTGCCGGCCCCTTGCAAGTACACGCCCTTGTTGGTGGCGTTGTACGGCTTCGTCCATCCGGCTGCGGTTTTCGAGCCGTACCCGTTGACCAGGATCGCATCCAGCAGAGTGACCAGGGAGCCGGCAACGCCCGTCAGAACGGGCGCCGAGGCATCCGTGGATTTGTAAAGGCGGACAGTCATGATTTACGGCTCCTATTTATGCGACGGTTTGGACGGGCACGGTTGCGGTGCCAGTCTCCAGCACACCATACCAAGCGGATGCAGCGGCCAGGGACTCGACCCACATCTCCCCTGCCCCCAGGACGATCGCGCATGTAGCGAGCGTCGCATTACTGGCCGTGCTCAGTCCCAGCTTTCCAGATGAGTTGTTGTAGACGATGAAGCGGCGACGACCTGCACTCGCAGTGATCAACGGGGCAACGGTGGCTGCCATCGCAGCCGTCGTTTCAACCACGGTCGATCCCTGTGCTTCAGCGACAGAGATAGCCCCCTGGTCGGAAGCAAGCGTAACGGGAGTGGAGTTCGCTTTGGTCGCCTGCCCCTTTGCCGGAACTTTCCCGTTCATGGCCGCCAGGGTCGATTCAGTGGCTGCGTCCTTCGTGCCGACATAGGCGAGATTCGCTTGCGTCGGTGCGCCCGACAGCGCAGCGCCCGTGCTGACGTTGCGCCAGATAGTCGCTACGAGCGACGGGCTTGACCCACTGACATCGTAGACATCCGCACGCACGATCATGTCGTTGTTCGAATAGCCTGTCCCGCCGGCTGTCGCGACATACTCCGTCTGGATGATCTCTCGGTCGACGGTGGACCCACCCCCGCTGCCGAGAGAGAAGACCGCTCCGGTCTCGGGGTCCATTCCGACCACTGCGGTCGGCGCTTGGCTCTGAATTGCTCGCGTCATGATTTTCTCCCGGGGCTGTGTCGCGTTTTAGAGCGTGCCCTTCTGGTACTTCTTGACTTGTGAATAAGCGATGAACAGGGCGACGGCGAGCGTGAGCACGCCGAACACTACGCGTACGATCTGACCGCTCGTGATGTTGTCGCCCTGCTGGCTCATCGCATCTGCGATTTGCGGAGCTACGTCTGCCAGTTGCGCGATGCCGATGGTTGCCGTGCCCGTGGCCCCGACAGTTTCCTTCGTGACAGGAATTTTGTCGGCCGCTACGGAAGTAACTTCAGGCTTCACGCCGGCCATACGCAGCGCCTCGTTGATCGTGGCGTCGTCATACCACGAGTTGAGAGTGCCCTTCGGGCCTGCCCCGTTCTCGTGGCGAATGATCGCTTCGACCATGGGCTTGAGGTCTGCGTAGCTGTGCGTGTCAAACGGCTCGTCCGCGCCCAGGTTGCACGCCTTCGCGACCGAAGCGATGTAGGCCTCGGTGTTGTTCTCGTTCTGGGGAGCCCAGCGAGAGATGATCTTGCGAACCGTGTCCAGGTCGTACTTGTCCTGGTAGGAGATCAGCAAGCGCGCCAGCGCGCGAATTCCGTAGGCGGGAGTCTGAAACACGCAGAACCGCGTGTCCGATGATTGGTCTGCCGCGAGACCCTGCCACTTGTTGGCCGGATTGCGGTCGATGTTGCCGGGGTTGTTGTTGCGAATGCCGCGCGGGAGGTCGGTCATTTTGTCCACTCCTTGGTCATGCTGCGGCTTGGTCGGTCGTAGAGCCGTTCAGCGAGGGTGTCGATCTTTCGGGATATGTCCTTCAGGTCATCGCGAACATCTCGCTGCGCGGTGATCTGGTTCTGCTCGACTCGCTTGATCTCGGCCTTGTTGACCTCCGTCTCGCGTACTGCGTCGTTTGCCCTTCTCTCGATGTCGGCGATCTTTCCGACGACGAAAACCGTGGAGGTTCCACAAATCGTCAACACCGAGATTACGGTCTTCAGGTCCAGCTTCGACCACCAGGAACCGCTCTCCTCTTGTTTGTGCTCTTCGGCCATTGGTCGGCTCCCCTGTCAAGTTTTTCGGAGTTTAGCAGAAGACACTTGATTTTGTGAGGAAATCTTGCTACACGCGCGCACGCGCTAGGCCACGACCCAGCTACCATTCTTTCGTACGTACTTGTTCCCGTCTGTGGGTGCTTCCTCGACAACGGCCACCCAGGAACCGTTCTTGCGGGCGTAGAGCAATCCGTCAGAAGGTGCGTCACTCAGCACTAGCTTCCAGGCGCCCGAAACGAAGTCAAGACGCCCTTTCACGGCGCAGCGCACCGTCCATCCGCTCTTCGGCGTGTAAAACGTCCAAGCCGAGGCATACCAGACGGCGATCTTATTGTCCTTCCCCGCCCAGGCTCCAGTAGCGGATGCGCCGACGATATAGCGATCGCCGTCTGCCGGGCTACTGGGCGGCGCAGTCAACGTGCTGTCGATCACCCCGCACATCATGAGGTCGTCAACGGTCTCTGCGAGCAGATTGAAAGACGGACCCCAGGTGTTGTCGCCTGTCGAAAAGCCCCAGGTGATGCCGAGGTTTATACCGGTTTGCGTGCTCATGTCAGCCTCCGAAGTTATTTCCAAAGTCCAGGCCGAATCCGGTCGCAGTGGCCGGCAGCCAGTGGGTGGTTACGTCGTACTTGAATGTGGAGACGAGGCTATCACGCACGGACTCGATTTCAAATCGGAGGTCCTGCGCGCCCGTCACTCCGGTATCGGTCTGCATGGCCGAGGCGGTGTACGTCCAGGTGACGCCCGTCAGCCCTGATTCCGTATGCTTCAGTGTTGTGCCGCTGTAGACGCGGATCGTATAGGTCGTGCCGGTCTCAGGGCCAACGCTCGCCTCGGTTGTCCCCACCAATTGATCGGATTGAGTCTTGCGATCTCGATGTGCCCAGGTGAACACCATGTCGCCGACGACAGGAGAAAGGCCGACGATGAGCGAGCCATTTAGCTTCACGTTGGCAGGAGGATAAGGGCGTGCCTGCCGGCTTGCAAACGTCGCCGTATTCGTCGGTGCGTCAGCGAGAGCGAGCATCGCGCCGGAAACTTTTGTTCGGTAGGCCGTGGTGACTGTTTCGCCGTCCGTGTACTCCTTGCGATCAGTTCCAACGAAGCTGTCATAGAAAAAGATCGGCGTATTGGCCTCATGCGGGTGAGGCAGCGTATCTGCGCATCCTCGCGCCACCGTGACCCGTTTGGTAGAAAGGTCGATAGCATCGACGCGGACGATCTCGCGAGAAGCTCCTGTGCCCAGTCGCGCGGCCATGCCGACAGAAACGGAGGTCATGTCTGCCGAAGAGCCGTAATGAATCACGGAGGTGTAAGCGTCGATATCGTCGGCCAAGAGAGCCGCTGGCGAGAAGTTGGCGTCCGCACCTTTCGACATTCCGCTTCCTGCGTCGACCCACAACTCATAGTTTGTCGACATGCCGGTAGGCTTCTGCACAACTGCCGAAATGAAGCCAGACGTGTCATGCAATGCGGCCAAGTCTGCGGATGGCATCAAACGAACTAGATCACGGTACGAAGCCTCAGTCATATCGTAGGCAGTCGCAGGACGGGGCGTTACGTCAGGAGGTGTCCAGGTTGACGGCTGAGTGTCGACGTAGCTCGTATCTGGGAACGAGAACACGTCCTGCACACAGACGATGGTTATAGTCCCGTCTTCAATGGAGTTCTCTTTGATCTCCCCTGCCCGCACGCGGATGTTCCGCGCGTTAGCTTCTGGCGCGTTGAGCGTGAACACCGAACCAGGGCGAATCTTCCAGCCCCGGCGATCCAGGGTCACGTTGAACCGCTTCAGCGGCAGCCCCAGGGCTTTGAGATCGCGTTGTGCGACGCGCGCGGCAAGATCGGCTGTCGGAATGCCGGGATACTCTTTCGTCTGACTGTAGACGGCGTTCTGGGCTTGCATGGAGCCGAGGTTCTGCACCCGCACGGAGCCGTCCATATCGATGATCGGGTCGTGGTACTTCACGATGAATTCGTTGATCACCGTAGACGTGCTGGAGGTATCCGCGTTTTCGACTTTCACCAGCCCGCTCGTCTCGTCCAGGACCGGGATATCGGCGTCGGCTGCGGGCGCGCGAATTAGGTCAAGCGTGATCTTGCCGGTCTCCCGATCCTCATAAAGGACGCCGCCTATATGGTCGAGAACTTGGCTGACAAACTCGTCTAGATCGCTTTGTCGTACCCAGCGCATGCACAGCCCAAAGTTCTCCGAGCAAAGGGTGTTTGCAGCATCAATGAACGAGGGAACGTTCATGATGCTCTCCGGATGGCCGCGACCCCATTCCGTGTTCGTGGCGCACTCGTACAGAATGTGAGCCGGGTTCATTGCGCGAATGTAATTCGACCCTTGAAAGTCCGCTGGCTGGGCAGACCCTACAAGGTAGATCGCGGCCTTCTCTGGATAGAATGTCGGGCCGCTCCACCCAGCGTTCGTTCGGCGAGCGCGAATCGTCCAGGTTTTCGGATACGGGTTCATCGCGCATATCTGGCCGTCGAAGAACAGCGTGAACATGCGCCGGAATGCTGGAACGAGCCCACCTAGCATCGCGGCCAAGTTGCCGTTCACAGGCTGATTCCAGTCCCCCATCATGATGTCGAGGTTTCCTACAATGCCGCCTTCCTTTTTATCGCCCCCGAACAGATCGGGTTGATTGATGTAGAGGCTTCCGCTTGTTTTGATGGAGTCGATGCCAAGCGCTTCGTTCTCTGAAAAGGCGTACCGGTCTCCTACCTTGATGGAGACCAATTCGTCGACCGGACCTCGCGACACACCCATGTGCAGGCCCATGAGGTAGCGAAAGCCGATAACTACGTCACCTTTCTTACCCATTGCGTTGCTCCTTACGCGCGGCCTCGATTGCTCGTGCCATCAAAGGGTCTTGCTTCCAGTCGTGAGGCATTTCGTCGACCAGTAGGCCATCTTTCACGAAACGCCCCCACTCCACGCCGTGTGCTGTCGCCCAGGACCGCGCGCCGGCCATGCAAAGGCTTGCAGCGCGAACGTGACGAGGAAAGAGGACAAGACCGGTCATTTGCCGCTGTCCGATGTGATTGCCTCTGTACGGAAGTTACCGAGGCCGAGGATGAAGAAATCTGGGACCCAGCAGTCTCCGAATATCACGCATTGTGGCGTGCCCTCTTCAAACTGCGGGAAATCGAAGTCGGTCAAGGCTGCCGGCTTCGCGTCTTGGGGACGCGGGGCAGTAGCAGACGAGATCACCGCCGAGATGATCATCGCCGCGATCCACCAACATATGGTGTACGGGTCCATCGTGACCTCCTAGTAGATCGGGTTTCCGTCAAATGGGCTCGTGCTCGGAAGGTGAGGCACGCCGCCGTAGTTGACGCTGTTGTTGAAGAAGCTGTTGCAGTAGTCGATCGTCCGCTTGCACCCGGGGTAAATCGTGAACGTCGTGCCTGCTACGCCGTCTACATCGTCGATTGTGCCGAGGAGATCGATAGCCTGTGCTGTTTGGGCTTCGATACCTCGTCGCTCCACTGTTCCCGTAATCGGATCGGTCCATTCAACGAAACCTCCGCTGAAACGACCATCGGCGACCAAGGTAGGCGTTGCCACGGCCAAGTGGCTCGCGGTCAAGGTGCCTGTCACTGATACGGCAAACGCCGCCTTATTCACTCGGCAGTTCGCGTCATACACGAAATGAGGGCACCCGCGTTGCCATTGAAGGCGAAGACCGCCACGCTTGAAAGATATCGTCAGCATGTTCGCAGTGATTTCGGCCTGCGAAGCGTCAACGATACGGCATGAGCCGACCTCTCCTAGCCACGCGATAGGAACGTTCGTGATGTCGCCGCTCGCATATGAATCGTCATAGTGCAGTTCGCGCAGCGTCAAGAAAACAGTCTCTGACGGCGGCGTTCCGCGATACTTTTTAACGATGTCGAGATCGGCCCGGCACGTCACCGTAAGCGTCTCAGTGGTCGGCTCTCCGTTTTGCTGAAATCCGGCGTCCTCCATCGAAACACCTAGATACGTTTTGCCTGCGACCACGAGGTCACGGTCGGACGAGTTGTAGTAGAACGTGGTGTTGCCATACATGAACTCGTAGAGCCGAACCGGGATGCCATCGAAGTTGCTGTTTTCGTAGGCTTGAAAAGTCATGGCTTCCTCGCGTTGCAAACCGGCAGTTTCAGGATATACGAGAAGAACGGCTGTATCGGGTCAGTCGGGTCGTACCCCTGAGTCTGCATGTAAAGAGCATTCGGGCGCAGCGTCCCAGGAGGGAGACCTACTTCCGTAAAGCCGGTAGCCATCGAGTTCACGAAGTAATCGAACGTCCCGAATGTCGATCCGTCCGACGCATTCAGACCTACCATCTGGTCTACAAAGTGAACGGTATCCATGCTCTGGCCCCAGATCACGTCGTTTCGTGCGTCGAACAAAATATTGTCGAACGTAGCGGGAACTGGGAATCGCCGACCTGTCCAAAAGGCCGAACCAATATTCCATTCCGCCATGTAGCGAGGACTCCCTGAGTTCTCATAAGCCCATATCGAGCCACGTCCTGGGTCGGCCAAGAGGCGCGCTATTCCGTTCGCGTTTGTCGCAGCGACCGCTACGGTGGCGCCGTCGAAAACGAGCAGTTGGTTTATGTAGGTCGACGACGTGGGTGTGCCATTAGGGGCAGTGAAGTACAGCTTGCCGTCCGTGCCGATCACGGAAAATCCGCTGAACAGGCGGTTGGAGTAGGTGTAGACGAGCGTAGCCGCCATCGTCGACGGATCAAGTGTGTAGAAGCGTGTGTCAGCTACGACAGAGGCAATCATTACGATAGTGCCGTCGCCGAGAACACGAATGCGTCCGCTGCTGTTGTTATACCCGATACCATCTGCCGTGAGGTCTCGACTAGCCAGGACGGTTCCGGTAGCCGCGTCGATCTTAAGCACCCACATGTGATTAAGCACGGCATCTATGCCAAAGCACAACATCGCTGACCTGAATGAGTCGTAGGTGAACGCAGGAGCCCCGAAAATGGTGAAATTCGATGGGCCGCCCGTGATGGTGCCCAGGGCGTCGAGCGCTGAGGTCGAGTATCGATAGGCGATTACCGACCCGCTGTTGGAGCCGGCCCAGATTTCGCGAGTGACAGGGTTGAAGTCGCCCTCGAAATTCAGATCGTACGCACGCGCAGAACGAAGGATCGGCGCGCAGATGTTGCCGCAAGTTCCTGACAGCATCGCTCCTTCCCAAGCCGGCTGATCGAGGGCCAGTATCTGGCGATTCTCGGGCGTCGTAATGAAGGATACAACACTGGTCGCGACGCCGGTATTGTCCGTTTGGTGGTTGATTTCCACACGGTCCTGGTCAAGCCTCATCAACGTCATAAACGACACGCGTTTGATGGAGGAGACCGCGACAGGCACGCCAAGGTCAGCGGCCAGGGTGAGCGTTTCGGTTCCGTCTAGGTTGTCTACTGCGGCGTTGATGCGCGTGAACAGAACGCCACCGTCTCGCAACGCGATGCAGAGATCGCGCCGCCCGGGGTACTGGTGCTCTGGGTGCGTAGAGTCGACCGCCATGTTGACATACTGAGAAACACCGACCTTCTCGATGGTGATCGTCGTGTCCGAGGCGCCGATGTCAGCAGTCGGCCGCATGTCGATAAAGAAGGTGGGGACCCAGACCGGTCTTGCTCGGCCGCGAGCCCAGTAGAGCAGATCACGAAGTTCCTTCTGTTCCTGACGACCGATAGTCCAAATTTCGTGTTGACGGCGTTCGACTGCATACAGAGCCGTGTCGACGCGATACGGCAACGACATTCCGTTGTCGAACTCCGCGAGTATCCGCGACCATTGACGGGTCAATGCCCCGTTCTCGTTTGACGGCTTGCGGTAGACCTTGTAGCCAAGGTACGCCTCGGCCGGCGCGACTGCCGAGTGATCGTTCGTTTCGGTAACGACGAATGAGCATTGAAACGTGCTCACGTTATCGTTTCGGCGAACGTCCTGGGGCTGGTCTTCAAATTGCGCCTGCTTGATAGGGAAGACCTTCGTCTTCGCAGGCCAGGGCTTCGCGAGTCCGGGGGCCTTGATAGTCATCGTAGAGCCGCCCAGGAAGGCGACCTCCACAACTTCGAACGTCTGCGCGTCCGCTCCTTGGATGAACGCCAACCCATCGACCTCGAACTCGGTGTAGTCCGTGTTCACATGAAGAACGGTGTCCCCAGGAGAACCGGCTTCAGTCATCGGATTCGAGTCCCACCAGAGCGGGAGATTCCAGCGTGAAGCGCCTGCTGCCCAAACTGCGAGGTCAAGGTGAGATCGTTCGTTTCCGACGCCGAGGCACTGGAACTCGACATGCCGGCGCGGCGACAGTCGCAATGCACGCCGCTGCTCCGCTCCTTTTGGCGAAGTTGCGACGCTCGTCTTCCATTCCAGCGCCTCAAGGATGCCGTCTTTCCAGTCAGGGCGGAACGACCAACACGGGAGAGTCTTATCTGCGGCCATGGTTAGAATCCGAGAATCTTGCGGACCTTGCCACGATTCTTGCCGATCACCGAGACGAGGGTCTGTTCGCCGCGCGCGCTCTGCATCGCGTCAGGGATCATGTTCGGGTCCGTGACCAGGATATTGCGGATGGTCTGCGGTCCTTGAGCACCAATCTTCGCTACGCCGGCCTTGGTCTGGTTCATGATGTTGCGTGGGTTGTCCTTCGACAGAACCTCTTCGCCCTTTTGGAGTATCGCAGCCTGCTCGTCACTGCTTAGCCCGACGACCGTGCCTGTGTGATAGCGTGGCGCCCCGGCGAATGCCATCGCGGAAATCGATCGTGACCGGCTTGCCACGTCTCCTACGACCCCGCCAGCGTGCGAGACAGTCGGTGTGAAGGTCCAACCGGTCGTAGAAGCGCCCGCTGTAGCGTCGCCCCCAAAAGCCCCAAAGATCGATGAGACGATTCGCAGCGCGATCATCTTCGTGATGGTCTCCGCTACTGCTTGCGCGATGCTTCCGAGCGCCTTCAAAGCGATAGAACCGACCGACTTGAGTGCGTCTCCCCAGGACATGGTTCCGCGAATGAGACCTGCAAAGGCGTCCGCCATCCCGTTCACGACATCTTCAAAGCCTTTCGAAAACGAGCTTTCAAAAGCGTCCTTGACCGCCGTGAGTTCCTTGTCCGCGTATTTCGCGTTGGTCTGCAACAAGACCAACTGAGCATTCAATGCATTCAGCTTCTCCTGCGGGATGTTGCCGTCTTGCGCCATCACCGCAAGCAGTTCTTTCATGCTTGCCACGGCTTTGTCAATCGAAGGCTGCGTGGCGTCAAACGCGGTCTTGATCTTCGCCTGCGCATCGGTATGCGTCATCACGCCAAGGTCGACCATCTGGTTGTAGGTCGCAACTTCCGCGTTGCGCTGTTGGAGAATGTTGTTCGTCTCGGCCAGTGTCTGATTGAATAGCGTCATGCCGGCTTCCGCCGACCCAGACTTCGGGCCGAACACATCGCCGGCAGAACTGATCTTCTGCATCTTAGCGACCAGGGCATCGAGCTTGTTGTCAGAGATGCCCGGGGTGCTCTTCAAGTTGGCCGCGAACTTAGCCATGCCATCGGCGGCCAAGTTGATGACAGGCACGAGTTCTTCGTTGATCTTCTTGATCTTCTCGTAGGCTGTCACGTTGTCGATGAGCCCGGCTGCCTGATCCGCCGTTACCTCGGCAATCAGGTCCTTACGTTCCTTCATGAGATCGTTGACGGCCTGCTCGCCCTTCTTCAACGCCTCTGTGTTAAAGGCGATCGTCTCCTGCTGAACGGCTTGCTCTTTAAGCGCCGCAACCTGAGCCTTGAACTGGGCAAGAGGCGTCCCATCGACGCTTGTAACGCCGGCTTTCTGAGCCTTGACGATCGTGTCTTCGATGTCCTTGAACGAGCGCCGCGTAGCCTCCAGCCGAGCGTCAAGGCTGTCTTTGTAATCCTTCTCGACTTTCTTGTTGATGTTGTTCAGCTTATCGGCCAGGGACTGCTCAAGCCGCTCCCGCAGCTTCTCAGCTTTGCTGTCATCCGCAGCCGGCGGGGTCACGCCAGATTTGTCCGGTTTGTCGGTAGGGCCGGATTGAGCGCCCGGCTTAGGAGAAGCCAGACGCGCGCCGTTCGCTCCGACGATATCGACCATCATCTGCTGAGCTACGGACCTGCTATCCGCGATTTCCTTGTCGCGCATTGCCCGCGCCGACGCCACTGTCTTCTTCGCGTTTTCCGCAGCAACGTCGAGCCCGGTTTTTACGTTGGTACTGATGCCGGATGCAATCAACTCACCGAGCTTGTCAAGACCGAATTTCTTAGCCAGTTCGACCAAGTTGCCGAGGAACCCGTTCTTGATGTCGTCGATGCCCTTGACAGCCTTATTCGCGATGTCGACGATCGACTCGGACAGGCTGGCGAGCACAATGATCAGACCGTAGCGGAGGTTGATCCACACCTCCATGAGGTTCTGAACCATGTTCACGGCGGCAAGCTGAACGATCTCGAACTTGTTCCGCAGAATCGTGCCGATCTCCCACCCGGTCATGAAAGCTGTGACGGTCAGGAGAACCTTCTGGATCGCGCCAAGAGCTTTCGTGAGACCCGTTGCAGAAGTAGCGGCTGCATCCAGGCCGCCTGCTGCGGCAACGCCGGCTGTGCTGGTTCCTGCCAGCGCGGCATTCAACGTCAGAATGTTGGTAGCCGCCGCGACCGCGCTGCCTGCGATTCCGATCAAGAACTGCCCGATCTTGATAGTCAGAATCAGGGTCATCACATCGCGAACAAGCTGGAAGTTGTTCACGACGACAGTGAGGACATCCAGGACTTTCGTAAAGCCGTCTGATAGCTCCTGCGCAAACTTCTTGCCCTCGGCGCTCTTGAAGAAGTCCTGCAATACCCGAAGGAACTTCGTGAATCCGGCCGCAAAACCGGAATCAGCGATGATCAGCTTGAAGTCGTTGAAAGCCGTGCCAGTTCGGCCGAGTTCCGCGTTCATGCCGTCCAGGGTGTTCGGAAGATTCTTGCCGAACTCCTTGGAAAAGGTATCCACGAAATTGAGAATCTTGTCGGCGCCAATCTGCCCCTTCTGGAGCATCTTGTCCAACGCGCTCGTCGGAACGCCGAGCGATTTAGCCAACAGTGCGGCCGCGCCCGGCAGATGCTCACCAAGCTGTTGCCGCAGTTCCTGCGCTTCGATCTTCCCTTTCGAGAACATCTGGGTAATCGCTAGGAACATACCCTTCGTAGACTCATCATTGAGGCCGAGGGACCGAACCGTTTCCGCCAGCTTCTCGAAGATAAAACGAGTTTCCTGGGTCGTGGCGCCAGACGCCTTAGCGGCCACGGCGAACTGACCGTAGTCCTTGGTCAGCTTCTGGACGTTAAAGCCCAGGCGATCAGCAACGCCGCGCACATACTCGAACTCTTCGCCGATCTTCTTCGAGTCTGTGCTGTCCGCAATCACCGACAGAATGTTCGTGGAGGTCTGCCGATTCTGGAACGAATCCAGCGCCTCCTTGGCGATGTTGATAGCGCCTTGCAGGCCTGCGTAGGTCGATGCCAGCGCGAGGACTTCGCCGCGCAGACGTTGATACCAGGACAGCGACTCGCGCTGGCCGCTAGTCAGGGAGTCGAGAGCCTGCTTGTTTTTCTTGACAGCAGCCTCTTCCGCCTTACGAGCGGCCACTTCTTCGGCGGCTCGCTGCTTGGCCGCTTCTGCCTCTTGCCGAGCGGCCTGAGCGGCCGCAGCAGCAGACTCTCGTTTAGCCTGGGCCGCATCGCGATCGGCTTGCTTGATGGCCTCGGCTGCGGCGCGCTCTGCCTCTCCGATAGCTGCGATCTTCGCCTTGTTGGCGTCGGCTGCGGCAGACGTGTTCTTGATCGCGGTCGTTACTTGCTGCTGCGCGACCACGAGTTTGTCTTGGATCGTGGCGAGTTCGGCCGTTGCGGCGGCAGCACCGTACATCGAAGCTTGGACTTGCGCGATCTCCCCTTGGAGGGCGCCGACGCCAGCTTCGATTTTTTCCGTCTGCGTCTGGAAACGTTGCAGTTGCTCGACTGCCTGCTTGGTCGGAGGCCCGACCGACAGAATGTCATTCGAGAAAAGTTCGAAGGCGCCTGCCGCGCCCTCTGCTTTCCTGATCTGCTCGTCAAGCTGCTGGTTAAGACGGACAAGCTGTTCTGACAGGGCGCTCTGCCGGGCGGCCGCCCGGTCCATCGAGGCGGCCGTAGAAGAAACCGCCTTATCGAGGGCGGTCTGTTGGCGGGCAAGATCGCTTTCGGACTTCGTGAGGTCCGAAATCCCTTTCTTCAGTTCTTCGACCGAAGCATCGGTCTTTTGAGCGACCTTCGCTTGTTCCGAGAGCGCGGAAGTAACTTCGTCGACTGCGGCGGCGGTATCCTTGAGCGTCTTGCTGCTCAGGTCTTTCGCCCGAATGACGAGATCGACTTCCTTTTGATTGTTACCCGCCATTTTGAAGGCTCCCTATCGTTTTCCTGAATATGCCGTCCTTGTCGCCAGACCAGATCGACAGGACGGCTTGCTGGATCAAGACCGACTCGGTTGCCATCTTAATGTTGATGCGCTCCCGGGCGATCCTCGCTTCCGTCCACATGAACCCGATGGGATACTTCCAGGCTTCGGGGTGCCCCTCGGACATGAGGAGACTGGCATCCCGACGCCAGTTGGTATAGACCTTCAGGGTCGGGGACGTTTCCGCGTCTTCCCACTGGGGTTCGAGACGGTGTTCTTCATCAGTGCCCCCTTCCCCTGCATGAAGAGACTCATCACCGTCTCGACGAATTTTTTTGGGCCACCGTAGTCAGTGAAGGTCAACTCGAAGATCGACGTGAGTGCTTCGAGGAGAACAGGGACCGGTAGCACTCTGGCGTTTTCAACAGCATCCGGTTCATCGGCGGCCAGGGCGACGGCGCGCGCCGCAATTTGCGGAGCGTCCTTTACGAAGTTGACGATCAGGTTGGTATCCGAGGCACCATCTGTAAAGATGTTCGGATTTTCCTTGGCGATCTTTTCGAACATCACGTCGAGCGACGGCAGGTCATGTTCGATGATCGAGGCAATGTCGGAGAGGGCCAGTGCGCGGACGCTGAACAGAACCTCTTCTCCGTTCTTGACCGGTTTCCGCTTGGGCTGGAAGCTGGAAAGAGCCATGTTGTTTTCTCCTTGGGGATGGAGGAACCCCGGCCGAAGCCGGGGCTTGCTGCGGGACCTCCGATTACGTGGTCAGCCGGCCGGCCACGTACACACGCTCGGTGGTGTCGTCGCGCTTCAGGATTTCCAGCGCGAACTCACCCTTTTGCCAATCGTCGCCCTTCAGCGAGAAATCGCCGTTCGGGGTCAGCTTGACATACGGGAAGTAGTAGTCGCGCTGAGGGCCGTAGGCGTTCGCAGAGACGAAGCGCAGGGCGCCGTACACCTGTTGACCCGCCGAGATCACCTGATCGAACGTGCCTGCCGCCAGCTTGTATTCGATCGTGAAATCGGTCATGCCGTCGATCGTGGTTTCTGCCGGCGCGTCAACCACGTCGATCCGCCCGGTATCGAGGTGCACAACGAAGTTCCCCGTGGCGGAGACCGTGGTCGGCGTCCCGCCGGTCGTCTTCACCGTAACTTCCGACAGGCCGCGCACGCCCAGGGGGTGAGTGGCGTCCAGGCCGATCTGCAACGACGTGCCCGGGGTGAGCTTGCGCGTCTCCGAGACAGGGGTCGTGCCCGTGGCGGTCTGCGTGACGACACTGGCGTCGCCCGAGAACAGTAGCGCGATGTTCTCTTTCGAGATCGAGTCGAACTGCACCGTGCCGGTCTGCGTCGATTGCAGCGTCACCACGATATCCTTTTGCTTCAGACCCTCATCACTATCGAAGTGGTCGAGGTTTTCGTCCGAGCGCGAGGTCGAGAACGACGGCGTGTTGCCGAGGTAGCGTTCCGCGCCATTGCCGATTTTGGCGTTGGTGGCGAAACGCTCGAAGTAAATCTTACCCCGGCCCAGGACTTGTTGCTGTGCAGCCATGATGGCCTCCTTTGCAGTTAAAGTTCGTTCGGCGCCGTGTACGGGCGACGCACGTCGTACACAAGGCTGATCGTCACCGGAAGGTAGAAGAACGCCTTGCTCGAAATGTCTCGTTGCGGCGGATGCGCTAGGCCGGGGCCGTACGCTAGTCCGCCGATGAGACCTCCGAGATTGTAGGCATCCGGAAACTCCGGATTGCCTGAACTCTCATTGATGGAGATGACCTGCCCGAGGCACTGTTCCACTGCGGCCATGAGTGCATAAGCAGGGTCGGACGGGTTCTCCTTGTCGTCTTGCGCGAAGCCCTGGATCAGGATCAGCCATGGTTCGCTGCGGCGTGTTTGTTCTTCCCCCGCCTCGATACCTGAGCCCGGCTTCAGCGGCTCAAGAATCGACAGGAAGGGGACCTGTCCGAGCATCTCTTCCCCGAAAACAGTCTTGCCCCGCTTCACCTTTCCAGCCAGATCAACGTCATAGCCGTTAGCGATGGTGATCGTCTCCAGGTGTGCGGTGAGAGCCTTCAGCACCCGAAGGCGCAGCGAATCGGCCATGTCATGCTCCGGCGAGGCGCGAGAACTGACGCAGGAATTCATCGCCTAGGTAGTCTAGGACGGGTTGCGTCACTTTGTCGCTCACATCGCGAAATACCTGCTCCACGGAAGGCCCGTAGAGCAGATACAGGTTTTTGCCAAACGGGCGCGCTTGTTCTTTCTTGCTGTGCACGCCTTGCCCGTCTTTCGTGCGCAGCACAATACCGACGTTTCCGTTTTCGGCATTAAGCAGGTTGCCGGCCTTCAGCGTCACAACGAACGCGCTTTTCATCACACGACTCTCACCGGGCTTTACGCGCACCGTGACGCCCGTTTGACGCTTTCCAGGTACGGGAGCACCAACCAGGAAGCGAGCGAGGCTGGTGGGCCTGCCACGGGCCGTCACGATGGCTTCCAGATCGGCACTTGTGGCCCGTTTGGAAGCCGAGAAACGTTGATCGTTCAAATAGCCCTTCGGAAAGGCGATTTGAGCGAGCATTTCTTCCCGCGAAAGAGGAATGACCTTGCGGTCGACCGTCTGGTTGATGGCAAGACGGGCAGCCGTCGTTGTAACTTCGGGCAGCCCGTTCAGATAGTCTTTGAAGCCGAGCAGACCTTCGGCGTCGAGGTAGACGCTCATGGGGTGCCTCGCGTAACGATCCAGATGCGCTCGATAGGCCCGTCGTCCGGCTCCTGCGCACCCAGGACAAACGAAAAGCCACCCATCAGGGCCTCCACGGTCACGACACCACCTTCGGCCAGGGTAACGCTTTTGGCTGCCAGTTCTTCGCGGTCGAAGATGATCCGGTCGATGCCTTCGACGATCTCAGCCCAGCCCTGGTTGTCGAGATCGCCAACGCGATTGATCTTGTTGTGCCAGCGTACACCCAATGCGACAGACGCCCCGCCGCCCGGCGGAACATACGCCGCCTCGACCTTCAGCGAATCGTGAAGGGCGCGGCGAGCGTCGTACTTCATCTGGGCGAACGGGGAAGTCATGATCAGAGCGGGTCGTCTTCTTCGGTCTTCTTCACAACGGCCTTCGGCGCCGAAGGAACTTCGACCTTTTCCAGCGCCATCGTCCCTTCGGGTGCGAGGGCTTCTTTGTTCAGGCGCATGATGTCGTCGATTTCAGACTGGGTGAAGTCAAACGACTGATCGGGCAGCACGTGGAGCATCTTCCCCTTGCGGGAAACGATGATCCGTTGTCGAGCGGTACGTTCGGGCATTTTGTTTTCTCCTGGTTTCGGGATGGAAGCCCGGACTAGCCGGGCTTCCTGTCTACCTGCTTACCTTTCGCCGAAAGGCTTAGGCGTCCTGAACGATCATCAGGAACGTCGCGTTCGGCTCGCGCGGCACCATAAGCGGCGCCGACTGAACCATCGCGTACGTCACCGAGGGATCGTCTTCGTCCCACATCTTCGGGAAGCGCGACAGCGCAACGAAGCCCGCACGGCGGTCCTTGATGGCGCCGAAGCAGCGCACGCCGCCAACGCCCGGTCCGGAGCCGTGCACAGCGTTCGTCGGGAACAGTTGAACTTCCGTACCGTCGTCGGCGGTGTACGAGTCGGCGTAGGTCCAGAGTTCCACCGGAGCGGTGTTCGGGCCGGACAGGATGCCTCGGAACTGCTGCGGCGAACCATCACCCAGTTTGGCGTTGTACTCCGTGCTGCCACCACGAACTTGATTCGACAGCAACGCCTTCACGTCCGCGTTCTTCACGAACGACTGCCATGCATGCAAGCCGAACGTGAGGCGGTTGATCGGGCTGCGCGCCAGTTGGTACGACGTGGTGCGGATGTCTTCGATGTTCTGAAGCGGATCGGCACCCGACTGATCCCAGCGAGCCGTTCCCGACAGGGTGGCGGTCAGCGAGGAGTCGCGACCGAAGTCCACACGTACGAGCGGGTAGTCGTCACCTTCCACGTCCACGTAGCCGTAGATGGCCGCCATCGCCGCCATCCACTCCAGGCGGTTGTCGATGCGGTTGTTCATCTCCAGCAGCGTGTCGGCCAGGGCGGCGTCGAAGCGCTCCGCGATCGATAGTTCGCCGAGCGGCTGTTCGCCGGCACGACGCTTCAGGGCACGGGTGTAATCCACCACGTCCTTCGGCTTCACGTAGGCCGGACGGAACGCCTTGGTCGAGTAGCCGCGCGACTTGATGACCTTGCCCTGCACGTTCGGTGCAACGAACGGAGCCAGCTTCTTGTCCGTGCGAATCTTATCGAACAGGATTTCCTCCTGCTCGAAAACGACTTCATCCGGGAAGAGACCGAGCCAGTACGGCGAGAGTACCGGCTGAACGCGCAGCACTTCCAGCAGTGTCGCGGTATCGTAGATTTCCATTTCTTTCTCCTGGTGCGCTGGGTGTCCTTGTCTACCCGGCGGCGTGGTTGTCTATTAGCCGTCGATCTCTTCGATCAGGATCGGCGTACGAGCGAAAGCAGCCTTGCGCTCGGCTACGGTGTCGGTTGCTGCGTTCCACACCAGAGCGGCGTGGTTGAAGCAGCCGGCCACGTAGATCGAGACCTGCTTGTTGCCCGTCGTCGCGGCCTTCGGCTGGCACGCGATACCGACCGCGAACTGCGAGCCATCGGACGCAGCCGGATCGTGCGGGACGATCAGGCCGGTCGCGGCGATAACGCCGACCACGCGGTATTTTTCGAGCGTGGTTGCCGCTGCGCACGGGTAATCCGTGGTAACAGGGTCCACTTCGCCTGCGAACAGTTGGAACGGGGTGTAGGTGCCCACGTCACGGTTCGCGGCGAGATCGCTATCAATCAGAGCCATTTTGCTCTCTCCTGGTTATTGCCCCGGTTGCCCGGTACGAAAACGCCTCGCGGCGAATCTGGGTTAAGCGTCGAGCTTCTTGCCGTGTGCCTTGGCCTGCGCGGCCAGGATGCGGTTAGAAGGCTTGGCTGCGGCTTCTTCGGTGGTCTTGGCGCCGGTATTGGCGGTCACGCCAGCGCCGCCGTCACGGTCCATAGCAGCACGGAAGCCCGTGTCGCCTGCCGGCGCTTCGGAAGTAACTTCCGGGGCCGAAGCGGTCAAGATGGCCTTGGCGTCTTCCACCGACAGATCGGTGTTCATCGCCAGATGCGAAGCCAGCTTCGACTTGCCCTTGGCTTCTTCACAGCTTGTGATGGCGGACATGCGGGCGCGTTCGGCACTTTTCGCTTCGGCTTGCGCCTTGGCGATGTCCTCGGCAGTCAGGGCGGCCTTACCGTCGCCCGGCTTTTCGGTCGTTGTCATGCTGATCCCCTTTTGGGTGGTTGAGCCGGATAGCTCGGTAATGAACGCCGAGATTGCCGCTTGCGGAGTGGCGATCTCGTCGATGAGGCCCAGTTTGAGCGCGTCGTCGGCATTGTATGTCAAAGCCTCGGTGTCGCGAACAGCCTGGGCGTCCATCCCGCGATTTTCTGCAACCACGGAGACGAACTTATCGTAGGACTTGTTGACGTTGCCCTGAATGCGCTTGGCAACGTCGGCCGGCAAGTCCTGGAACATGTTGCCGTCCACCTTGTGAGCGCCGGCATGGATGAAGCTGATGTTGATGCCATTTTTCTCCAGCAGCCCTTGCACCGAGGCGTGCATCACAACGACGCCCACGGAGCCGGCGCCTGCGGACGGGGCGGCTACCACCTTGGTGGCTGAAGACGCGATGGCATAGCCGGCGGAATAGGCGGCCGAATCGATGATCGCCATCGACGGCTTCTCGGCGCGCGAAGCTAGGATATCCGCGCACAACTCGAAGCAGCCTGCGGCCTCTCCGCCATTCGAATTCAGATCGAACACGATGCCCTTGACGTCCGGATCGGCCAGGGCTGCCTGCATCTGGTTGCGGATGAAGTTGTAGCCCGTGACACTGCCCCACGAGGACGAGAACCGGTTCAGGAGCGTACCCCAGACCGGAATAATAGCCAGCCCTTCCTGGAAGGCGAACGGCTTGTCCGGCGGGTTGTTGCCGTTAAAACCGTAGGCCATGCGGACGTTGTTCGGGCCGTTGCGCTTGCAGGCCTCGTGCTCCAGGCTGTCGTCGGACTCCTTCAGCGTATGGAAAAGCTGAAGGGCATACTCACGTGTCACGAGGTGAGGCGAAATCAGGGCCTCATGGAGGTTGAAGCGCCCCAGTACCTCGGTAGCCATTTTCATGCTCATTGCGAGGCTCCTTGATCGTTGGTGTTGTCGGCCAGGGTGCCTTGCGTCGACACCCCTGCCGTTGTCTTCTGCGCGTCGAGATTGAATTCGAGGCCGTACTTGTTCGCAAGTTCTTTCTCACGCTTGGCTTGACGGAACATCGTCCGCCAGTCGCCACCAAGACGTGCGCACTCCGATTCGAACGTAGAGACGCCGCCCTTGATACGCAGCAACATGGCTTGCGTTTCTTTCAGTTCGTCGATCTGCGGCATGCCGGCGCCGATCCAGGAGCAGGCACCCAGAGCTTCCTTCATCAGGGGTTGGTAGAAGAGATCGGAGAAACGCTGACGAGACCAACCCACTGGACGCGGGGTGTCACCATCGTTGATCATCTCTTCCAACACGAGCAGATAGCACTCAGTGGCGAACCGGTCAGCGGTCTTCGCCTTGATAGCCTGCATCGCGCGACGAGTCGTCGCCATGCCGGCGCGCAAGCTGGAGTAGTTCGACTTGCTGAACTCTCGCATGAACTCTTCCACGCTGAGGCCAAGCGGCGCAGCCACGTGGCGCAACAGCGAGGTCTCGAAGTCCGTGCCGACACCGCCAGGGGTGCCCATTGGCTTCAGGCTCAACTTCGTGCCTGGAAACAGATGCGGGATCTTCGCGCCGTCGATGGCGATGTTATTCGACGAGCCGATGTAAGCCATCAGGCTTTCCATGTACTCGGCAAGCGCCTTCTGATACGAGGCGTCGCCACCCATCTGCTGGAACAGCACGTCAGGTGGCAACTCGCTTTCGATAGCTGCGGCGAACGAGGCGTTCACGACCGCGTTTTGTAGCGTGATGTCCTGGAACTTCTTGGTCATCTTCATCTGCTTCATGCCGGCCACGAGGTCGCTGATGCCGCGCGACTGATCAGGCTGGTGCTTGTCGTAGATGTGGATGACTTGACGGCGGCCCCACGGCTTCGACGCGGGCACAAACTTCCAGGTGAGTTGATTCGGGTCCGGCCAGTTGTCGCCAGGGTCTGCGTTCTGGATGTTGTAGCCAACCGGTTTGCCGAGCGTGGCGTACTGAATACCGCGACGCAGGTTCACCGAGTCTGACACTCCGTTCGGATTCGTCAGGCGCGCCGGCGAGACCATCTGAATGCACGTCGAGTAGGCGCGGCCCAGACCGCGATCCCATTCAGCCGTAGCCAAGACCTCACCAGTGTGGAAGCGCGACATGATCGCGAGACGAACAAGGTCGCTGAAAGGCAGTACGCCTTGCGCATCCAGGTAGCCGGCGGTGGATTCCGCAAACAGGGTGAACCGGGCTTCCACGGCTTCCTGGAATTCAGCGGCCCAAACGTCGTCGAACGGAGCGCCGAGGACTTGGATGTTCGGATTGGCGTTCAGCAAATACGCCAGACCGATAATCGAATCACGCTGGAACGTTGCCGCACCGGCCACGTAGCCGTCGTTTTGGCGCAGATCGAGAGCGCGGGCGTCGGCCGTCTTTTTGATCGGGTTGATCATCGCATCGGGCGAGCGCGTCGAGGCGGCCCAATTGACGGTTTCCCGGGTGTTGCGATCTGCGCCTTCGATGGCGCCGCCGATTGCCTGCTCTTTCAGGCCATCGACCTCAGCGAGTGAGCGAACTGTGATTTTCGGCATAGTCAGAAGGTGAAACCGAGAGGCCGCTGCGGAAGCGGCGCATTACCGGTTGCAGTGGCGCCGCACACACTGTCGAGAGCGGACACCCAGTCCTTCAGTGCCTGAAGATTGGCAGCGCTGTACTCCACCCGCTCGCCGTTCTGATCGACGAAGACGCGAACTTGCTGCCCCAGAAGTAACTTCCGCAGAGCAGCCTTCGCGGCAACCAGATCGGCCGGGCAGGTATCGGGGTCGACGATGTATGCCACGTGGCGCTCCTGCAAGAATTAAGCCAGTGCTGAACCAAATTTGCCGAAATCATAGGCCCCTTTCGAATCCTGTGCAAACCTTTTGTTGCCGTCCGGGGCCGTCACCAAAGCGTTCTTATCCCACTCGGCAGCCCAGACCGGCGGGTTGTTCCAATCCAGGGTGTCGGCCTTGATGAACTGGGAGGCACAGAAGCCCAGCACGTAGTAGCACAAATCCCAGGCTTCGTTCCGTGCGCTGTTAGGGTTCAGCCAGCCTTTGCCCGTGTCTCGGTGCTCCGCGCACATCTCGACGTAGAAGTTATCTGGAAGCCACCCGGGGAAATGGAACATCCCGTGGGTCGGCACAACACAATCCAGCCGGCCGTTCAAGTCATCTTTCAGCATGTTGGAATTAAGCAACAGAACACCCACGTCGCCACGGGCCGCTGCAAATTTGTCTTTCCGCTGGGCGTCTGGATACGTTAGTCGTGCGCGCGGGAGCGCCACCTTGGGGTCGCCCTTCAGAAGCTGAAACCGGCCCGAATAGCCAACGAGTTCCGGCATGTCCTGCGGCGGGTTGCGCAGTCGACGAACGAAGTTGTACGCGTTGGTGGTCACGCCCTCTTTACCGCCTGAGTCACACCCCATCAGTTTGATCTGCATGCGTCGGCCGGAGCCATCGGCCAGTGGGTAGGTCTTGTCGAGGCATTGGAAGATCAGTTCGTCCCAGTCTTCTAGATAGCTGTGCGGCTTGACCCAATCGTGATCGCCGTCCGCGTCCAGGCGTTTGCTCTTTCGAATATCGAATCGATCTATGACCCTCACGTCGAATGGCGTCCCCGGGCAGATGCCAAACACTTGAACGACGAACATGTTTTTCTGAACGTCAGCCATCGCCAGCAGGAAACGAACGTCATGCGGAACTTCGCGATAGTCGGCTGGCTTATCGCCCAGGGGTTCGGCGCGCGACTTCAGGACTTCGGGCAGGCGAGAGTCGATCAAGCCGCGATATTTGTATGGCTCTCCAAGGTCGGTGTTGTAGAACTTCTTCAACGCCTCTTGAGAGCCAGTCTTTTGGAACTCTTCATCGGCGTTGAAGAAGTTCATCAGAAGTTCCTTCCACGTGACAAACGCCGCCACGACCCCTTTGAGCCAGAAGGACGCGATCTTCGAGCGGAAAGGCTCGCCCGTGATCTCGCCGCCCTGGTGAATCTCCTGCCCGTCCTTAATCCACACACCGCGCTTATCAATGTCCTTGCGCATGTCCGGCAGAATATTGAACGAGCAGCATGGGCATTCCATGTAGACGCTCTCCGCGCGCGCCAGCTTATCCTTTTTCTTTTCGTCCCACTTCAGCATAGTGAACTCGGGCTCGAACCAGGACTTGCAGTCAGGACACTCCCAGTAGCGGCGGCGGCGGTCTCCACGGTTATACAGCGCCAAGATTCCTTGAACTGGAGGCGCTTCATGCCGCGTGCTCGCGATCCACGTCTTGGCTTTCTCTGGCTCAAACTCGCGTGATGGGCTGGACTCCGCCAAGGTCATCGCGTACGAGCCGAACGTCGTGCCCCGCTTCGAGGCGAGATCGTAAGGCGAGCCTTCGCCGTCGATATCGTCTTCCATGCGGTCGTAGTCCGTCAGCCCCACCAGAGGGATCGGACGCCCTGCGAATTCAGCCACGGAAGGCCACGAGAGCGTGAGGATGATGCCACTCACGTAGTGCTTGTCGAACTTGTTGTCCGTATCCCGCGACTTCTTCAGTTGAGCGCCGACTTCCGGGCTGTGACGGTGCAGACGGTCAATACGTCGCGTAGAGAAGTCGCGCGCCATCGCCTGTGACGGGTTGTAGATGATCATGTCCATCGGATTCACCTTCACCACATAGGTGATCCAATTGATCAGCAGAGCATCCGTCTTGCCGCACTGCGCCGGCCCGACAAACACACAGCCCTTGTAGTCGCGAGACGCCAGCACATCCATCGGCTCTTGCATATACGGCGTCATGTCGTTGCGCCACGGGCCGCTGTACGAGCCCGGGTTGTTCAAGACACGATATCTCTCGGCCGCCTCAGAGACAGACAGGCGTTCGATAGGCTGGAAAAGCGGTACCGCCAGTTCTACGACGATCTGGCCCAGGCTGGCATACCCATGGGCCGCGCTATAGTCCTGCTGCCCGTTCGTCGAGGTCGTCGAGGTCTGGGTCGAAGTCTCCATTTCCTCCATCTCCTCCGCCACTTCCGGAGGCTGCGAATTGGATGTCGGCTTCGGTGATTTCACGGATACCGCCTTCTTCCGTGTCGAGTTGGCGTCTTGGCTCATTTGCGAATCGTTCCACAAGTTTTTCACGGACATCAGCCATCAAGGCGTCGATGATCTGCTTGCACGCCTCGCGCTGACGGTCTGTCATTTCGGCCTCTCGCTCCACGGCATCAACGGCCAGGAGTAGTGAGGTCCGGATCGTCTTGAATACTTCGCCGTAGTGCTCGATCACCACATCAGTCGGCCAGTGCCAGCCCTGCTCCTTCTCGAACTTCAGCCGCTGCATCTTGCCGGCCCAAAACTCCTTAAGAAGGAGAGGCGGCAGATCACGGTGGTTCATCTTCTTTATGTGAGCTTCGATGTCGCCAATCGGATCGACCAAGTAGGGCGCAGCATCGCGGATCGAGTAGACCGGGTGCCCCTGGCGTTTTCCACACGGCTTAAGCCCGAAGATTCTCTTTGTGACCGTTCGGTTGTCGTAGCCGAACAAGGTTGCGAGTTGCGAGACCGACGCACCCTGGAACAACATGACCCGGGTCTGGTCGTCGAACTCGCTTTGTGGTTTAACAGGCATATAGTTCTCCAGTTGCGACTGACGGTATCACAGCAAATCTTCCTCGTCAGCAAACACGTCGTCTTTGAACGACGAAACGGCTTTGCGGAGGTATGCGATAGCGCGGTCAGGATCGTCGCGAAGTAACTTCAGGTAGTGCATGAATTCTTCATGGCCTTCTTTTTTCTGTGCTTGTGCGGCCCACACCAATTCCTCGGCGGTATTGAGTACCCGAGGCATGTGGATCGACACGAGATACTCCTGCCCCTGGCGCGCGAGTCGGCGAATCAGTTGCAGGAACAACTCCAAAGAGTCAAACGGATCAAAGAGATACAGATGGTGCCCGCCTGCCTGCATGTTCAGCCCGTAGGCATTAGACGCTGGATGAAAGAACATCATCTGTATCTTGCCTTTCTTCCAGTCGCCTAGCAGTTTGCCCTCTTTATCCATCGTCTTAGCAAACGGGAATGCTGCCTTAAGGCGGTCGAGCGAGGATTTAAACCAGTACGCCACGAGAATGTTTTGCCCGCATTCTCGCAGTTCCTCGTACAGGCTTTCGAGGTCTTCGATCTTGAGGTCGTGAACGTGATGCGTCACTTTCTGCTTCTTCAAGGAACCATGAATCTTCGGGTCCGGGACCATCACGGTTTCGTACACGGCGCCGCTGCAAAGCTGAAGTAACTTCTGGCGCTGGTCTGCCGCGTTCTCCGCGAGAATCTTCACTCCCGAAGGTAGCTCCAGGACGAACTGCTTCTCGAATTTGCGGTACATATCCATCTGCTCTTTCGCCAGGGAAAGCCGGCGCTGGATGAACCAGGGCTCCGCCAAATCAAGATAGTCCTTCGCCTCCATTACCAAGCAGATCGGCGCGATGAGCTTCAGGATTTCCTCCTTCGCCCCCGGCCGCAGGCTGTATTTGCGCTTGTACTCGTTGTAGGTGAAATACTTGTCGCGGAAATACTTGATGGAGCGCGAGAACCGTTCACCACCGTCGAGCAGATAGATTTGCGCGAACAGATCGAGATACGATTCCGGCGCGGGTGTGCCGGTCAAAATGTGCAACCGAGTGATGTACTTCCGCGCCCACTTGAGAGCCTTGAACCGGTCTGTGCGATAGTCCTTAAAGTTCGAGGACTCATCCACGATCACAGTCTTGAACGGCCATTTGGTGCCGAACATCTTCCAGAGCCAATACACCCGCTCACGGTTGATGATGTGCATACACGCGGGCGTCTTGGCGAGCCGCAGCATGATGGCTTCCTTCTGCGCCGTCTCCGCTGCTGACCGTTCCCCTGCCAACCACTCAGAGCCGTCAGGCATGTCGATATAGAACGCCTTTACTTCTTCGACCCGGGCACGCCCCGCAGCTTTGATCTCTTCCTTCCAGCAGTCGTCCTCGGCGCGTATGACGATGTGCGATAGGTGCGCCAGATGCTCCCAAATCGGAATTTCGTTCGGCCACGTTTGCGTGGCGACCTTGAGCGGCGCGATCACCAAGATAGGGCCGTCCTCTCCAGAGTCGATGATCTGCTCGACGAGCCGAGCTATGACTGTGAGCGAGATACAGGTCTTGCCGAGACCTGGGTCGAGGAACAGGCCTGAGAAAGGATTCTCCCAGAGGAAATCGACGGCCGTGTCCTGGTAGACGTGCATGTCCTCCTCGCCGTACTCCACGAGTTCGAACATACGCGCCACGTCACGCGCAATCACCTTCTGTTCAGTAGAGAACACCAATCGCCTCCGTCAAGCTGTGCCACACGTAGCATCGCGCCCCGTGAGCCTCCATTTCTTCGCGCCGCATGACTTGGTGCTCGTCCTCTTCTTCTCCAGGGCGCTTGATCTCAGGCCAGATAACTTTACCGTTGCGGATCATTACGCGATCCATCACGCCTTTCCTGCCCGGAGAAACGAACTTGCCGACCCACCAACCGCGTGACTCGGCATAGCTGCAAATCTCCTTCTCGACCTTCGATTCCCTCGTTTTATCCGTTGGCACGCGCCTCTCCCCTGAGGATACGGATGCAATGCCCTACGTCAAAGCCATTCTCCCTAGCGAACTTCGCAACTTGCCCGCGCGACATGCCTCTGATCGCCATCACGGTAGTCGTCGATAGCTTGGCGTTCGGGTGTTTCTCTCCTTCCGGCATAGTCCCGTGCTTCCGCTTATCCGCCATGTTGCCTTTCGGCGTGTCGTAGCGCAAATTGCCAGAGTGATTGCACGATGACACACCATTCCGATGACAGATATGCGCGCCCGCCGGCCGCTTCCCCTTGAAGGCGTGAGCCACGAGGTCGTGCACCCATCGCTTGGACTTCTTGTTATTACGCCAAAGGAAAACAGCGATATAACCACCGTATTCGTACAGGCGCAGCATAGCGCCCTTTATCGTCTTTACGTGTCCGTTCACTTGCGTGATCTGACGGGTTAGCGAGCGTACGCGACCACGGTTGGACACTTCGTAGAGCCCTTTGTACCCGACGACATGGGTCCATTTCTCGGAAGTAACTTCAGACATCATGGCTCAGTCCTTTCGATAGAAAATCCACTCGGCGCCTGCTGCGTTGAGCGGGATATCCTGCCCCCACCAAGGAAGGCGAATCATGCACTCGCGCAGCTTTGCGACGCTGTGGTACTCGTCGTCCTCGTCCTCGATACAGTTGATTTCATCGTGCACATGAAAACGGATGTCGAATCCTTCCTCGTCAGCAGCAAAGAGACCTAGTTGCAGTATGTCTCGCGCGATGGCTTGCACGAGGTTTTCAGTCATCTTTCCGCCGTGAGAGTCGATCCGAACCCATTTCCGCGTGTCCTGATCCATCCCCATGTATGTCAGGTTGATACGAGTGTAGGTCTTCGGTTCGCCGGTCTTCTGATCGATAACAGGCTTTCCGGTCTCTTTGTCCAGCGAGATGAACGTCTTCTTCTCAAGCTTGGGCTTGTAGTAATAGAGCCGCCGGCCGGAGGGTAGAATGGCGCACAGGAAAGGCTTGCGAAGTTCGAACGTCACAGGACCGACCGAATGCTCGTTACCTGTGCGGATCGTCGCAGCAATGGCGGACTCAAGGTCGTACCAAAGCTGAGGAATCTCGGGGTATGTCTCACGGAAGATTTCCACCGAACGGGCCGATTCCTTCTGGGTCATCTTCACGCCCATGTTCTCGGCGTAGCCCCAAAGCCCGGTTTTCTTCCCTGCCCGCTCGGTGCCTCCGCCCAGGCGATATCCGGCGCCCAGGGTAGCGGGTTTCGACATCTTGCGCTGGTGCGAAGTAACTTCGTCGTAAGGAACGTTGAACAGTCGAGTGGCGAAGTCCTTGTAGGCGTCGCGACCTTCACGGAAAACGTTCAGCAACCGTTCGCACCCGGACAGCCACCCGATTACGACCGATTCAATCGAGGCCAAGTCGCAGGAGCGGATAATCTTTCCTTCCGGCGCTCTGACGACCCCGCGCACGCACCCCGCGATCAAATCCATCGGCTCCTTGGCGAGAAGCTGGATCATACCGTAGTCGTTCTCGCGGATGGCATCGGTAGCCGCCACAAGCCAGATGTCGGACTTGTCATGCGCCTCAAGGAATTTAGGCGTACTATGCAAGTTCTGCATCTGCACACCGCGTCCGGAGTATCGAAGCGTCCGCGCCGCGCCTCCGAACTTTATGCTGTGCCGGAACATGTAGCCCGGGCCGAGCTTCTTCGTAAAAGCGGAATACTTGGAGACCGACGTTCGAGAGGCTTGGCGCCGCGCCTTGAGCATCCGATAGCACGAAGCCGTGATGCCAGGGGTCTTGTAGCTAACCGGCGTGTCGAAAACAATGTCGTCTTCTACGACCAAGGAATCGTCCTTCTCAGGGGCTAAGCCGTGTTCCTTGCAGTATGCCTCGTGCTCGTCGATAACCTTCATTACCGACGCCTTTTCCAGGTCAGCAAAGCGGTAGCCGCGATCTTTGAGCCAGGGTAGAAGCTGGTTGCGGGAGTTTGGGTTAGCAAGGCCCGTTTCAGCCTTCATCATCTTGATGATCTCGGCCTTGCGCATCGCTGCCAGTGCGGTAGCATTCTCAGCCATGGTGACATCGACCGGGATGCCCCTGTCGTTGATCTTCTGATCGAGTGCGTATTCGGCCCACGCCGTATCCCAGATTGGGAATCTCTCCAACCGGCTCCAGACTTCGAACTCAGAAACCTCATCCTGCACGTTGTAACCGCAGAACCGCTCCCATTCCTCCGGGTCGGTCGTCCAATCGCGCCAGCGAAGCTGCTGGTTTTTCGTGATCCGCTGAGGTTGACAGAACAGTTTGATGAGTCGGCCACCTGCGGGGTCTTTGATTTTATCGAGCGGTAGGCACATCTGCGAAGCAACTTCGGCGAGGCTTCCGGTGAAGCTGTGCATCGCGGCTTTCGCCATCGTGCAGCGCCACTCTTCGTAGCGCGTAGGAATCTTCGCCACGTCACGCGTAATGCGACGTTCGAACTCGGCGTTGAAGGCGACCTTGAGGATTCCACGGTCTGCCAGAGCTTCCCGAAGTTCAATAGGCATGCGGCTGCCCATCGAAAGGTCCCAGCTTCCTCGTTCAGAGGTTTCCCCGTCAACGACGATGCGCCACGCGGCCATCAGGATGCGCGTCGACGGGTCCGAGGCGTAGGCGTCCAGACCGCGTTGAACGAGGTCTACTTCGCTCGCTGTTTCGTAGTCAAGATGGAGGCGGATTTCCTGCATTTCGTCACCAGAGAAAAAGAAGCCCGAGATGTCTCCACCCCGGGCTTCAAAGCTGCCGCCGTCAGCGTCCCTTCCGACGACGGCCCTGAGACGTTACAGACCGCTGTCGTCGTCTTCGTCGAAGCCAGAGGACTCGCCGCCATCTTCGTAGCTCTCGAATGCCTCGTCGGCGTCTTCCTCGCTGATGCGCTCTTCCCCGAAGCTGACACCATCATCCTTGACGAATTGCACGGCCAGGAGCGAAGCATTGACACGCTTGCCGTGCTTGTTGTCCTGCCACCATGGCTTGATGAGCATATTGACGATGCCGCCCGCGAAGAACACACGTGCCGCATCTTCCGGCTTCACGGTGCGATTGCGAGCGTCACGCAGGATCGGTGGCTTCTCCTCGACCTCGGAGGCCGACAGAGCCCACATGCCGTCATACTCGTCCTTGGCCTTCAGATCACCGTCCTTGGCGAACTTCTTGTCAGCCGGAATCTTCTTGCCGTCGTTGCGTTCGGCCAGGATTGCGTCGATGCGCTTGACGCACATCTTCAACACATCACCATGCGTTTTCTTGTCGGCGAGGCCGGTCATTGAAAATTTCTTCGGCGACTCGGGATCGTCATCGTCAACACGCTTGGGCTTGCCGAGATGCGGATAGCTGGCACGAACGCCCTTGATGAGCATGCAGCCGTCGGTGTACAGCACTACGTTGCTTGTCTGTTCTTTGATTTCGCGGGCCATGGTGGTCTCCGGTTTCGCTGGTTACAGGTCTTCTGCCGTGAGGTCGCTGAAAACTTCATCAGCCACGGCGTCAAGTGGTTGCCGGGGGTCCGACAACGGCACTAGGGTAGCGCGCCCGCGCGGTTTGTCAACGTGCGGAGCGAGCAGCTTCACAGCTTCGCCACGACGAAAGCCGGCTTCGACAAGCGCGTCTTCCGCCTGAGCGGGTGAAGCAAATGACAGTTTGTACAGACTGAGCGTGTCGACGCCCTGTTTATGCAGAAATCGTTCTGCCGCCTTCTGATTCTTGAACACTCGGTTGGTCCGCGCCTCGACAAGTTTCTGGCCTGGAACCGGCTCTCCGCGCAGCGCGCGACGGTCCAACTCGGCTTCCACATCACGGAACCAACTCTCCACGATCCCTCGATAGGCGACCAAACGGCTGAGGTGCAGCGTGCTGAGTTCGCCGGGTGGAAGTAACTTCGGAGCGTACAGGCCCACCTCCAAAGCGTCCTTCACCTCTTCCATCCGCTCGATAGAGGTCTCAACGTCGTCGAAAACCGAACCGTTCAACTCCTCCATCGCTGCCGCGAACGCCGCGCATGTGCCCTTCACGCGGCACCATTGGCAGCCTTTTTCCGAGACGCGTCGAGGGGCATTCTCCTGCCACGCGAGGGCGGCACGCTCTTTCACCCACGCCGCAAAATCGAGCAACTGTCCAACCGTCGTTTCCCAGGTCTGGAAGTGCCCCAAACGCGGTTGGCAAATACGGATGCGTATGTACTTGATGTCGTCCCGTTCGGCTTTGGACAGAGACCGGTAAAAACCGTAGGCGTACAGCAGCGCCTGAGTGTTGCCGTTCAGCTTGATCGGGTTGTCGAACTCATCGCGCCAACACCAAGCAGGCTCATTCAGGTCTTCAGCCGCATAAACGATGACGCCTTTTCCGAACTTCAAGTCGGTAACAGTGATCGTGCGGCCAAAGATGGCGCCATGATCGGACGTTCCGCCTTGCTTCGGGATGGGGGTGAGGTCGCTGAACCAAACCTTCGTCTCGGTGTAGTGATCGCCCTCACATTCCATGCACCAGTCGACGTACAACTCGACGTAATCGAGCATCGAGTTCGTGATCTCGATCGTCCAGCCATCGACCTCCATGGTGGTGCCGACCAAGTGTTTAGGCCGAACGCCCGTTTTTAGCCAGTGCTCAGCGACGTGATGCGCGACAGTGCCTTCAGCGGCTTCTTCGCCTGCGTCGTCTTTCGCTGTAAGGTTCGGGAGGAGGGAGCCGGCACACCAGAGCCACATTGCGCTAGAGGACGGCGAAAAGATAGAGTGACCACCCGCCAGGATGTCGTACTTCTTCGCTCCGAGGTCGACAGGTGGTTTGATTTTCATGGGGTGGGACGAAAAAGGAAGACGCCGCTCAAGTCCGGGGGGACTGGGTGGGAGTGCCGAGCGGCGTCTTGGTGCTCCACGACGATCACCGTGAAGCGCAGTCTTTCACATTCCCGCGAGCAAGCCTATCCCGAGGTTTCACACGCGGTGGGCTGCCGACTGCGCTTCACGGTGACGCCTCCACACGGAGGCGGGCAAGTTGTCAGGACGCGATTGCCATCTCGCCGCCCGGGACTCTGCGGAAGGTCGACCGGGCCAACTCCTGCGGGTCGTGGCTCTCGCGCAGTGCCTCGGCGCCCCGTGTCCGGAAACACCGCGCACCGACCCGCAGGGCCGCAGGCTTAGAGCCCCGATCCCTCTTCGTCGCTCCCTTCGCCACCGCCGTTTTCAGCATCGTCGATCATCTTCTGACCGGCTTGCATGAACGCGGCGAAGTTCTCTTCCGCGATGTCGGCCAGGGCGTCAGCCTTGCCCTTTTCCTTGATCAGCTTCTTCGCAGCCGGAGTGCCGAACTGATCCTTGATCTTCACGGCCATGGCCTTGACCTGCTGCACGTCGTACTTCGTCGCGCCGGCCTTGCCGCCGGCCTTGCCGCCCTTGCCGCTGCTTGTCTTGGTGCTGGTGCTCTCGGTCGACTCGGCCTTGCCGCCGCCGCCACCGCCGCCCTTCAGGGCTGCCGTGTTCTCGTTCAGTGCCTCGATGAGGGCATCGATTTTATCTTCCAGGGACATGCAATTTCTCCAGTGAGTTTCGGATTGAGGCCGGTTCCTCGGGGCCACGGTTGGCATTGAATACGAACCAAAAAATAGTGTCAAGGAAATTTTTACCTATCCCATGAAAAAGTTACCTGCTATCCTACGGTCAATAAACGCCGCAAGGAATAACCTTGCACATTCCAATAATCAGGAGTAAGGACAATGGCAATTCAATGCCCGGCATGGCTCGCGACGCTGCCTGAAAGCGAACAGAAGGTGGCACGGCGGAAGTTCCTTCTGAAAGTGTGTGCCATGTACGCCACCCCGAACGGCACCATGCGCGAGTTCTCCTCCGCCCTGGGCTACAACGAGGGTTCGCTTTACACCTATTTCCGGGGTGACGCAGACATCCCGCCCAAGTTGGCGATCGCCATCGAAAATCTCGTCGGGGTCGAACTCGCCCCGCGCGAACTCCTGCTGCCTGAAATCTTCAGCCGATAACAAGGAGTCGCGCCATGGCGGAGTCCTCCAAACGGACCCGCTATCTTGCGAACATGGGGGAGTCCCTGATCGAACAGGGATACAACATTACGCCGATATCGATCGGCACGAAGCACCCTCCGCACGATGGCTGGTCGAAGATCAAATGCACAAAGGCCGTCCTCAAGAAGTGGCTTGAGAACGGGCTGACATACACGAGCCTGAAGGACAAGAAAGAACACACCGCCGACGTGTCGAACGCCGGCGTTGGCATTCTTACGCGCGATACCCCGGGCGTCGACATCGACGTTTCCGACGAAACGATGGCGAAAGACCTGGAGCAGTGGGTCATCGACAACATCGGCGTTGCGCCAGTTCGCGTCGGCCGCGCCCCGCGTCGTCTCTTGCTATTCCGCTGCACTGAGCCTTTCAAGAAGGTGCAGTCGAACGTCTACCTTGATGAGTGGGACGAGCCCCAAAAGGTTGAAATCCTCGCGGACGGCCAGCAGTTCGTGGCGTTCCATGTTCACCCGGACACGCACAAGCCCTACGAATGGTTGTATCAGGACGGTCCGCTCGTCACGGCTGCGGATGACCTGCCAACGTTGAACGAGGCGCAGGCTCGCGAGATTGTCAAGCAATTCGAGACACGCGCGAGACTGGCCGGCTGGACACTGAAGAAGGCGGCTCGGACTGGCCCAGCGACCAGGGGCGGCAACGTCATCGAAGACCCGTTCGCGGATGTCAAGGAAAAGACTCGCATCACCGACGCAGAGCTTCGCGAGAAGTTGATGGTGGTGCCGAACAATGACGACTACGAGACGTGGTTCCAGGTCGGCATGGCGCTCTACCATCAATATGATGGCGGCGACAAGGGCTTGGAGCTTTGGCACGACTGGTCGGAGTCCGCCTCCAACTACGACAAGGCCGCTCTGGATCGTCATTGGCCGTCGTTCGCAATTGACGAGAAGGGCCGCGAGCCGCTGACCGCACGCTACATCATCAAGCTGGCGTCAGAAGCCGAAACGCAGCAAAACCGCGAAGAGATCGAAGCGATCATCACGGCTTTGCGCGAGGCAGATACTCGCGAAAAGCTGGAGTCGGCTTGCAAGTCGGCCAAGAAAGTCGACCTCGACAAGATGGGCCATGAACTTGTGCTCAACGAGGTGAAGATCGCCTATCGGAGATTGACCGGCCATGCGATCCAGATCAAAACCGCTCGCGACCTGATCCGGTATGAGAACCCCCAGTACATGAAGCAGAAGCCGGAATGGCTGGAGAACTGGGTGTACCTCACCGATGCCGATGCGTTCTACAACACCGAGACGCAGGACGAAGTGACGATCACGGGCTTCAACAGTCTGTTCAACCGCTACATGTTGACGAAAGCCGAACGGATGGAGGGCCGGGCTCGCCCGGAAATCCAGGCGTCCGACCAAGCCTTGAACGTGTACGAGTTGCCGATCGTTCGAGGCAAGATGTACCTGCCGGAGGCCGACCGCGTGTTCAAGATGAACGGCGTTCTCTGGGCCAACTCCTACACCGACCGCAACATCCCCATCGTCAAGAGCAACACGCCTACCCCTGCTGAACGGAAAGCAGTGATGCGCGTCGTCGCACATTTCGAACACCTGATTCGAGACGAACGCGAACGCGCGTTGGTGCTGTCGTGGCTCTCGTACATCGTGAAAGAACGCAAGAAGCCTAACTGGGCCGTTCTGCTCCAGGGTGTTGAGAACGACGGTAAGTCGCTCATCGCTACGATGATGGGGCTGATTCTGGGCGCCGAGAACGTGAAATTCATCTCGCCGCGCACCATGCAAGGGTCGGACTTCACCGATTGGGCTCATGGTGCTCTGCTGGGCGTAATCGAAGAACTGAAGATCGAAGGCCATAGCCGTTTCGACGCGCTGAACGCCATCAAGGACAAGATCACGAACCCAGTCATCGCCATTCACCCGAAGGGCGGCGCCGAGTACAACGTCGTCAACACGATGGCGTACCTGATCCTTACGAACTTCCGCGACTCGATGCCCATGACCGCCGGCAACACGCGATTCTTCCCGGTCTTCTGCCGCATCCAGACGCCGCAGGCGCTCGGGAAGTTCAAAGCCGAGAACCCCGACTACTTCATCCAGTTGTACCGGGCTATCACGACCCATCCGGTCGCCCTGCGCCGCTGGCTGCTGGAGTACGACTATCACGAAGAGTTCAACCCGGTCGACCGTGCGCTCAGTTCGCACGCGAAGATGGAGATGATCATGCTCGCCAAGTCCGAGGAAGAGGAAGTCCTGGAAGACCTCCTTGAGTCTCGCGCCCGCGAAGACCACACGGAGATTCTGTTCAACGCCACCTCGCTCGTGGAAGAGATCATTGGCACGACCGGTGTGCGCAGCACGGAAATGGAACGCCGCGTCTCCCGCGTCCTCCAGGCACGCGGCTTTTCCCGCCTAGGTCGGATTCGCATCGGCACCGAACGGCACTCGTTCTGGTCGAAGGAACCCGAACGCTTCCGGGACAAGAAAGGCGAGATTCTTCCGAACGCGATCAAGGAATGGATCGACGGCGACCTCTGATCTGCACAATTTTTGAGCAACGCCCGGCACACGGCCGGGCTTTTTGTTGGCCTTTTTCTACCGAAATCGGTCTGTCCCGGACATGATTTTGGCTGTCCCGGACATTTCGATGGGGTCGTTTTTGGCCGTTTTTCGCCCTGATTGCCTAAATTTTGAGCAGCCGACGAAAAACCGTCGACCTGAGAAAGCCGTCCCCTCGGCCAAGAGTCGTACAAACCTAGATCGGCCGAAAAGCCGGTTTTTGCCGTTTTTCTCACCTCCGGGACAACTCCGGGACAGCCGGAAACCCTTTGTTTATCTACCTTTCTTCCTTTTTTGTCCCGGACCAGACAATAAATCAGTCATATAAGAAAGAAATAAAAAAGCACCGTTTTCCTAGAGGGGAACACACCCGCAAAATTATTTTACGTATAGGGGAACTGGAATCGGCGTTTTTCCGGGACAGCCGGGACAGCCCGGGACAAGACCCCTGCCTCCTGTCCCGGACATCGGTTTTTCCTCGCAGCCGGCGGCCGTTTGCATAAGTGATCCGGACGATACTTGCTGGGAATTCCCTGAAAACCCGGCGGCCGATGGACGAAAGCCGGATTTTTGCAGAGGTGCTATCGAGAAAAACCGGAAGAGTCTGAGGCCGGGGCTCTGCGCACC